GAATCAAATCTCAATGCGGCCATGCGCTCGCCGGCCATCGCTGTATTCGCGACGAGGGCCACGATGGCGAGCACGCCCTTGGTATCCCAAACGCAACGCCGCGTCCCGCGTCCTCTGTCTCAACCGCATCGCGCGTGCTATCCGCTGATGAGGTGGCCGAAGTGCGTTGGCAGGTCTCGCATTTCACCTCGAAGTCGGGGACGCCAGTCGGTGATTATTACGATGGGATTCGCTCCAACATTCTCCTCGCGCTCGACACCTGCGAATCGCTCCGCGCCGAGCTCTCCCGTCTCTCCGAACGGCCCGTCGAGGCGATTGAGCCGACGGGCTACGCGGTGGTGAACAAGGATGGCAATCCCTACCTCCTCGTCACGACGCTTGCCGCTGCCGAGGAAACTGTCACCTACGCAACTGCGCGGTTCAGCCGAGGAGCGCCGTTCACCATCATCCCGCTCCACGCCGCTCGCTCCCCATCCACCCCGACGAGCACCGAGGAGCCATGAGCGAGCCCCTGAAGGTCCCGCTTCACTGTTGGGAAATGGGAGACATCGGGGTCGATGGGGTCGCCGCGGGAACCTGTATGCTGCCGCTCAATCACGTCGGCCCGCACGTCTTTACACCGAGCGATGAGGTCCGAGTGAAGATCGAATCACAGCAGGCCGAGACTGTCGCTCCCGTCTCCGAGGATCTCCCCGATGGCGCATGAGCCCCAAATGACGTACTGGTGCGAAACCTGTTGCGAGCGAACGACTCCGGGCGGGGAGTGCAGCTGCACACGATCGAACCCGCGCGCCTCGCGGACTATCGTTTCGTGGAACCCGGTTGCGACCCCGCCGTCATCCCCAGTACCGCCCCATGACGCCTAACTCCCGCGAGCCGGCGCCCGCCCAACCGTCAGAGACGCCACGCCCCCGCGACCGAATCAAAGACGCATGGGGCGATCTTGAGCAGCACTTCATCGACCAGGCGCCGAGCGGTGCACAACGGAGATGGGTGCAACTCGCGGCGCGATTGTGGGACCAGATTGACGCAGCCCTCACCGCTAGCGATCCCTCGGAGACACGAAAATGAGCACAGTAACGACAGGCAGTTCAGGCGCGACCGCGACGATCGCCGATGTGAAATTCTCTGCGCCCTTACCAAATCCGGTTGGCACGCGCGACTTGTTCGATGTCGTGGTGAATGATCCGGGCGAAATCCTGCTGGTGCCGCGAACGGAGCTGGCAAAGGCTCTGTGTAGCATGTGGCTTCACATGGGACCGGCGAAGATAGGACTCGTTGCGGTGCACAAAGAAACGAACGGCTGGCACTCGCACCTGTGGGCCTACGACACCGAGCACGTCGTTCTCCATTTCAACATGGGGCCGAATCTCGCGAACGCATACGAGGGCGAGTCGCCTTGGTACCGTGCGCGCGGCATCAGCCATGAGGAGCATGAGGTGGCGCTCAAGGCCATCGAGGCTCACCGTGCCGCTAAAGCGCCGTTGCCGAAAGCCAAGCGCAAACGAGGTGCCCGATGAGCGATCCCTCGGGCGCCGAGATGCGCTCCCCAAACGACGACGCGCCGTTCAGCGAAAGCGACCGGGCGCATGTCCTAAGTGCCGCGATGCCTAATCTCAGTTCCGAGGTCTCGCCGCGCTCCTCGGGAGGCGCACCAAATGAGGCTGCACGCACCTTGGCTCGCCTGCTCGACTACGCTGGCCACAAGAGCGGAGGAGGCTGGTGCGGACCTGTCACCTGTCAATGCGGCTACGCCGAAGCGCGCGACGCAGCAATCGCAGCCGTGGCCACACTGGGCACGGATCGCGACGACTGGCAAACTCTGCATGCGGCGTGGACGAAGCGCGCCAATGAAGCCGAGGCTCAGGTCTCCGCGCTCCGGCAGGAGGCCGCAAACTCCAAAATCGTCCTCGAAGAAAGCGTCCTCGCTTTCGAGCGGGCAACGGCGGCAGGGTTCCAACTCGCGCAAGATGTCACCGCCGCGCGTCAGGAGGCCGAGACCCTTACCAGGCAGCGCGATGCGGCGATTCGAGAAATCAGCGTAATTGCACGAGAGGCCGAGGCCCTACGCAAGCAGCTCGACGAGGCGAGGCAAGCGGCAGACGGCGCAAACGAGGAGGAGGCGGTTGCCCGGCGCGCACTCGACTCGCAAGCATTGGATTACGAGGCGTTGAGCCGGGAGGCCGAGACCCTACGGGGCCAACGCGACGAGGCGCTGAAAGACACAGCACGTCTCGATTGGCTGGCGCAAAGCGATGACTGGAAATCCAGCACGGGCGCGCGCCTCCGCGTCCCGAACATTCGCGGCATCATCGACCAAGCGATGCAAAACGAAGCCATCGACGCCGCCCGCGTTGCCGCCCCACGAGAGCCGAAATGAGCCGCGATCCGTCCGCCCTCGACTCCGGGGGCCGCGCTGAGCCCCCTCGGGACCGCGACGAGACGTGTGCCAGTTGCGAGCACTCGCTCGAAGCGCATGTCAGAACGGAGGCGGGGACGGTTCGGTGTTTCGTCTCTCACTCCGGCGTCACGTCTGAGGGAGTTATTGGTTTGGCCTACACGACACGTTGCGATTGTCGCGACTTCAAGTCGGAAGCCGCTGATCGAAAGCGCGAGCAACATGCCGCTGATGAGCGTCGTTGGGACTTCTTGAAGAAGCTGTATCCCGCACCGGCCGAGCTTCCCGGCAGCAATAACCCACTCTGAGGATCATCGACAATGGCCGTCAAACTCAAGTTCACCGTCGTCGAGCAGAAGCAACAGAAAAATTCATTCGGCGCTGGCCTGATTGGCTCTGTCCGACTCGTTCCGGTGATGAGCGGGAGCGACGAGAACAAGGAGTTCTACACGTACACGCCTGGCGGCCAGATCGAGTTCTACACGATCAACGACGCGGCGCTCAAGTCGCTGCCGGTCGGCGCGGAAGTGTACGTCACGCTGGAAGTCGCGCCCGCGAATGCCTGACGCCGCTGAGCCCCCTCGGGACTTCCCGTCCGCCCCGCCAGCCGAGCCGGGTCATCCGGTGTTCGCCGTCGCATTCTGTCGATGGGGCGACGAGCCGCGCGTTCTTGTGATGGAAGGCGACGACATCGAAAGGGGCTGGTCGGAATCGCTAGAGAACGACGGCGAGGACTACTGGCCGCTGCCGAAAGATCGCGGCGCGTACCCATTGCTCGCCTTCGACGGCACCGTTGAAACGGACGTGGAATACCACGCGCGCATCTGCGGCTGCGATCACCCCGGCGTCTCGGACGACGCGAAGGACGAAGACTGTGAATGGTGCAACGAGGAGGAGTGGCCGTTCGTGATGGACGGCAAGTGGAGGAAGGCAACGGCCTCGGATCTCATTCGCGCAAAACTCGTCGCACCCGAGAAGTCGAATGTCTAACCAGTCCCCCGAGTTCCCGTCCGCCCCGCGCGCCGCGATTTGTCCGGCGTGGGACTCGCCTACGTGCGCCGAGCGCCTAGGGCTCACTGACTACTGCGATTGCGTTTGCCATCGCGGGATATTCAGATGCACCGGCTATCGCCCCGCGCCGATTTCGGAGTCCTCCGATGTCAGATAGCCCGTCCTCCGAGTATCCTGACTTCGCCGGCTGGGTGACGATCTCCTGCGGCTGTTGCGCGGGCATTGAGTGGGGCGGCTTCTATCCGCGTGAGTGTCGGCGGTGCGGCGGCGGGGGCTATCTCGCCAAGCATCTCGCGAGCGGCGCGGTTGCCCTGTACCCAGGCGGCCCGTTTCGGTGGCGTGAAAAGCCTGCGTTCGGTGTCGGGTCTCCTCCGATGAACGTACCGAACGTAATAGCTGACGAGCGGGGCGTGATTGTGCACGACAGCGGATGGCCGCGCTGCCACTCGTGCGGCCGCCCAGCGCGCGACGTCGCATCGCTGCACTACCGGCGCGCAGACGGTGTCCGTGGTATGAGTTATCCCGACTGCTCCGACTGCCGCGAACAGAACGCGCGCCGACTTGAACGGCTCGGATTCACGCTAACGCGCGCCCCACGAGAGCCGAAATGAGCGACTCCTCGGGCACCCCAAGAGACCGCGATGCGATGACTGAGCACGACGCGACGATGCTGGTGGAGAACTTCGCCCAAGCGGTGCGAGATTCGCTTGACGCTAGCTACGAATACGGCGTGGACAGCGCGAAGCATAGCGCGGCGAAATTCGATATGAAGCGCATTCAGACCACCCTTATCATCGCGTTGGTCTGCGCGGGGAGTCCCGATGACCGCTGAGCCCTCTCGGGACATCCCGTCCGCCCCCGAAATCGTCGGCAGCATTCCGCTCGACTTGGAAATCATCGTTTCCATCGCCTATCGCTTCCGAAAAGCGCAGTTCGCGGAGCCGCGCGGGTTCATCGAACGGTTCCGCGTGCGGACACCCGACGAGATGGCGAGCGCCGTGGCCGAAGTCGAAGCGGCGATGTGGAGCGGCACCCTTCAATCCATTCACGAAGCGCAACGAGGAACCGCGTGACCCCCGCTAACCAGTCCCCCGAGTTCCCCTCCGTGGGAGCAAGAGCGCGATTCACGACGCCGCACGATGCGCCGGGATTTGTGCTGGCGCGCAACGGGCAGGTCGGTGTCATCGAGGACTTGGGCGGCCGGTACGACGTGCCGTTCGCGGCGAGCATCCGATTCGACGATGGTGGCCAGTTGTGGGCATACGCCGACGAACTCTCTCCGCTCCCCGCCGCGCCGACAAATGAGGTGGATTGGCGAGACGATACGATCGCCGCGCGAATGGTGAAGGACAACGGGCATCACGATCCGAGCGCCGCCGCGCCGCTACAGGAGGATACGAAATGAGCCGCTGCATGGAATGCGGGATGGACATCGAATCGACCGGCCACTTCTGCGGCGTCTATCGATCGCCATTCGGTATAGCGGGCGGCGTCACGACTCCTGCACCGCGCGGTTGGATCTGCCCGAACTGCGGCGCGGGCGTCAGTCCATTCGCGACGACCTGCACCTGCCATCACACGCGAACGACGTACGGCATTTCGGGCTCCGCTCCGACACCGGAGACGCCCGCGGTCGGGTCTCCTCCCCTAAAGGGAGACGGAAAATGAAGCCCCGGCTACTCGACCTGTTTTGCGGGGCTGGTGGCGCAGGTCGGGGCTATCAGCGCGCCGGGTTCTACGTCGTGGGCGTGGACATCAAACCTCAACCGCGCTATGCAGGAGACGAGTTCATTCAGGCGGACGCGCTGACGTTCCCCTTGGATGGGTTCGATGCGATTCACGCCTCGCCGCCGTGCCAGCGGTATTCGACGATGGGCAACAGGTCGCGCGCCCTGAAAGGCGATACGGCGCCAGACTATCTCCCGCCGACGCTCGCCCGGTTCGCCGCGGAGACTGCGCCATGGGTCGTTGAGAACGTCGCTGGCGCCAAGCGCCATATGCCCAACGCCTTCGTGCTGTCGGGCGGGATGTTCGGCCTTGGCGTGCATCGCCCGCGCTACTTCGTGTCCAACGTGCTGATTCTCTCCCCTTCGCGAACCGCGCCGCCGATCAACGGGATCGGTGTCTACGGTCGGACGCACGACGGCCGGCGCCTGTTCAACCGGAAGTCGAATGGCACCTACCGCGCCGCGCGCAGTCTCGAGGAGGCGCATGAAGCAATGGGCATGGACTGGGCGGACTGGTACGGAACGAAAGAAGCCATCCCGCCTGCCTACACCGAATACATCGGCGCTCAGTTGCTCAGTTCTCTCGAATCCGGTGTCGGGTCTCCTCCCTCTGGGGCGCCGAAATGACACGATCCCTTGAGACCTATGAGGCATCGCAGCCGTGGGTCGTCTACACGTACCTGCGAGCGAACTGGTGGACGCGGATTTTCGGGCGAACGGAGATCGCGGCGGAGTGCTGCATCTGTGGCACGCGCGAAGTGCTCAGTATCAAAATGCCGCGATTTGGCCCCGTCATCGACCGAGGACGTCATCCGCTTCGCGTCGCGTTCCTCGCGCCGCACGTTCACAAGTTCCAGCAGAAAGCGCCGGAGACGTGGGTGCGACCACTCCGCAATCCCGAGGCGCACGACGACACGCTCGACATACTCCGCGACATCGTGCAAAAGTCCGCCAGTCCTCCCTCTGGGGCGCCCACAAAATGAGAGGATTTCGACCGCGCTTTTCGCCGTACGCACCCGAGCCTTCATGCCGCCACGCGACGGTGGTTGAGCGAACATGCGACGCGGATTTCGCCCCGTTTCTCGTCGATGCGGGCGGGGAGCGCGAGGCGGTGGACGTGCATGTCGTGGTCCGAAGCCGCTCGTTCGAGTGCGCCGACTGTGGCGCCGGGATCATCAATCCGCGCCAACCCGTTGAAGAGCGCCCTCGCTGCACCTTCCCCATTTGCGACTGCTTGGACGAGGGCGATTGGGCGCGTGACCCTCATCCAACATTCATGCGCGTCGCGGCTCCTGTCGGTCTAGAGGGAGCGCAGACGTGACCTACTATCGAAGAATTGGCCACGTCTGCGACCGGTGCGCGGCTGAGATTCGCGGGCGCCGCGCGCTCACGGAGAGACAGGCGCGACTCCTGTGGTTCATCATCGACTACTACGGCGAGAACGGATTCGCCCCGTCGTTCGAGGAAATCGCCGAGCGATTCGCCTACAAGACGCTCGCGACGGTGCATGAGCATCTGAGCAACCTGGAAACGAAGGGCTGGATTCGTCGGCAGTACAACGAATCGCGCGCCATTGAAGTGCTCGCGACACCGTTCAACGCGCTCGATTCAGCGGACGCCTTTCCTGAAAAGCGCAGTTCAGGAGGCTCCGCGTGACCCCCCTGCGCCCGTACTACCCGCAACTGGACCTCAACCTCGGACGATTGCCGGCGGGGAGTCAGCCCGTCGAGACCAGCGAGGACGCGGCGGATAAGCTTTCGCCCGAAGCTCTCCACAAGAGACGCCTGAGCGTCCTTCGGTATTTCGCGAGTCGCGGGGCGATTGGAGCCACCGCAGACGAAGCCGTCGATGCCTTTGATGCGCCAGCCAATTCTATCGCACCACGGGTCACAGAGCTGGCCTCTATGGGGTATTTGGAGCGTACCGAGGCGAGGCGGAAAACGCGGCAGGGCGGCTCGGCAAGCGTGATGCGAATAACGGAAGCGGGGCGCAACGCAGTACGCTCTTGACGGACTAGGTGCGGCTAATAAATTGCAGGGTACAATTGATGTGAACGCGGATCGTTGGTAGCGAACCGCTGATAGTCCTTTACAGAAGTCCATCGCGGCGCCCCGAAAGGGGACATCTCCTCGCTCGGCGAGAGAAGATGCTACCACGCTTCGGTGGATTTTCTGTGTCTGCCCATGTGGCACTTCCACACCGACTGTCTAGACGATGCCGTGGATCTCGTCAAACGATTCCACTACAGCCATCGCGGCCCGTCCAATGTGCAGCTTGTCGTAACCGCGCACGAAGATGGCGGGCTATTCGGGGACTACGGTGAAGCGCGGGCGGCGATCTTTTTCAGCATCCCGCCGACGCGATGGTCCGAAGATGTCTGGGAACTGTCGCGTTTGGTCCGCGATCAGGAAGCAACGATCCAGCTAACCCAGCTCATATCGTGGGCAGTTAAGTGGATTAGGAAACAACGGTCAGCGGACCTGCTGGTGTCCTTCGCCGACGCAACCGAAGGGCATCATGGCGGGATATATCAGGCGGCGTCATGGAACTACGACGACCAGCGCGATCCGCAGAACACGGGCCTTATCATCAACGGCACCTATGTCCCTGGCCGTTCCTGCAATTCCGCATACGGCACCAGATCAGCCGCCATTCTCGCGGAAAGACACCCAGAATGGACGATCGAACAACGGTGGGACGACGGGAAGCACCTGTACTGGAAGGCGCTAGACGGGCAGGGAGAAGCCAAAGCTGATCGGTTGGGCCTGAAACGATCCGAATATCCCAAGCCAGCGGAGAGCACATAGAGAACCGGATAGACGTCCGGTTTTCTGACACCGTTCACCGGATACGCTGCGACGGCAGTGTGAACAACACAACGGGATGGGATACCCAAGCGTCCCCCATCAAACAAATCCAGGCAACGCCGACCCGTGCGCCCTGGTGTCGTAGAACCGCTTGTGGTCCGCTGCACCGTTCCCCCCTTGGAACATCCCCCGCGTTCCCTCTCATTCCCGCGACCGTTTGTCCTCCGGTCTGGTCCAAGAGGCTCGCGATAGGTGCCACCGTCCACACCTTCACTGCCCACTGGTCTACTACGACCAAACGGGGAGGACATGCCCGTAACTGAACAGACCTACGAAGAACGACTAGCCGCCCGAGTAGCGCAGTGGTCCGAGAAGTACCCCGAGAAGGCAGCCGCCCTCCGTCTCGCCACGCGCCGGAAGTTCGGGAAGCTCCAAGAACCGCCCGCTGGCGGACTCAGGGCAATGGTCCTCGAGATCCACTTTCGCGAGGCCGTCAGAGTCCTGAACAAGTGGCCGACTGAAGCAGATTGGGTATTGACCAACCACTAGCCCGCTATTAGGGTAGGCACATGGCGAAACGCTACGGTGAGACCTGGGAGTGCGGCCACCCGCTGACCGCTGCGAACACGCGCAGCAAACACGGCGGGTGCCGAACCTGCCACCTCGAACGCTGCTCGGGCAGCATTAAAACGATCCGCATGGTTCGCCCCGCGCCGATGTTCCAGCCGACGTCATGGCATGACACGGAGCGGGACGCCCGCGCAATCGAGACCTACCGCGCCGAGAAAGAACGCGCTGCGGCAAAGGGCGTCCCCGTTCTGCGACGGAGAGAGACATGACCCGCCTGTTTCTACTCCCGTATGGTGCCCGGGACGGGCATTGCCGTAAGTGTGGTAGCTCGCTTCCAGAGCACGAGCCGATGTACAAGAATAACCACAGCGAGGAAGTTGGCGATCGCTTCTATGTCCAATACGGAGAACATCTGGTCTGGCAATGCCCTCGGTGTGGCTACAAGCGGCGCACGCAACTGCACGAGGAAAGAACATGACCCGCGACGCGTTCCTTGAGGGATTCACCGAACGACTCCGCAACGTGTTGCAAAAGCATTCGCGCGCGATTGGCTCGCGCCAAGCGGCGTACGGTACGAAGATGGCCGAGGACAACCTAGACGCCGCCGTAGACGAGCTGGCCCGCTATCTCTGCGATGCGTTCGACATGCGCGCCGCTCCCGCTATCCGGTGACTGCACAAATGACACTTTTCGCACGACGCGGCGGCGGCTCTGAGGCGGTGGACCCGTGAGCCCTCGGTACATGGCGCTGCTATCAGTGGCGTACGAAGCGGACGATGAGAACGACGCGGGCGCGGCGTCCGAGGAGGCGCTTGACTACTTGCGAGAAGCGTCGTGGCTCGACTCGCCACGCATCGTGAGCGTGGATCTGATTGATGAATCCAATACCGAAAAACCTGTCGCGTGACCCCTCTCTCCCACACCCTATACCCGGCGGTGGACCCGTGAGGCCGAAGGGGCAAGTTTACCGTTGGATGGTGGCCTCGTCGGCTGAGGCGGCGGAACGAATGCTGGTCGAGAATTTCGGGGAATTTATGCGCGGCGTGAGGCGAGATATTCAACTGACCTGCGTGGACATCACGCCCGTTTTTGAATACCAAAACGCCGCGTCGAAAAACGAACTGAACGCATTGCTGCGGCGCACGCCCGTGACGCTTCCTTTCCCAGCCGTGATCTTCGGGGGCACCTTCCCCGCGACCGACGTATGGCCAGAATCCGACCCTCACGCACGGTGCATCGTATTCGTTGAGTGTCAGCGCTGGAACAAGAGGCAGAACTTGCTCGCGTGTCGTGAAATACCGGGTGAAGTCCAATTGGACGACAACTCGCGCGGTTTTTTTGTGCAGATGAATCAGGACGGCACGATTCACGATAGCGTCGATGGCAAGTATCCCGGCGTGGGCAAAATGCCGCAACTGGACCGCATTTCCTCACCGGGAATTATCGAGACGGTTCTATGCGCTCTGGCAATGTTCCATGTTCGGAACATCGGCACCCGTCCGCAGCAGTTTCCGCGCACCATCCGTCGGCGATTAGCGAAGGATGGACTAGAAGGTCCGCATGTCTACCGAACGCTGACTTTGCGGCCATTCGCCTCTGAGGATCGCAACGGGGGACGCAGAATGCAGACCGGTGACCGGCCGCTTCATCTCGTTCGCGGACACTTCGCCCGGTACACCGTCAACCGACCCCTATTCGGGAAATACGATGGACTGTTCTGGAGACCAGAGCACGAGGCGGGCAACCCCGCCGTCGCCGTCATCAGGAAACGCTATCAGTTCGACATGAGCGCGTCGTGACCCCTCTCTCCCACATGGGCCTGACGTTTGATGAGATGGTCCGAGAGATGGTTCACCGCGGAATCCCCCGCATTAAGGCTGAGAGGGCCGCAGGGCTCAAACTAGGCATCAATGGGCAGCCCACGCCCGATCGGGCTCCCAGAGTCATCCTAGCCCTGCCGCTGGTCATTGTGGCGCCCTGGACGACGCTGGTCAGCGAGAACAGGCGGTTTGCCGCCCATCAGTCGCGGATCGTGATGACTGTCGAGTACAAGAATGCCCGGACCAAACTCCGCGAGATCGCCCGCGCGCTCGTCGGGAACGCCCAGCCGCTCGAGTGTCCCTTGAAGCTCGAGGCGCGCGTCTGGTTCCCCGATAAGCGGGTCCATGATGCCCCCAACTTTGCCGGCGCGACCCATAATGCCCTCAAAGACGTGATCTACACGGATGATCGCTGGCTCCATTTCGCGAGTTGGGAGTTCGCCGGCATCGACCCCGACCGCCCGCGCGCCGAGATTCTGATTTCCCGCCACTAAGCAAAACGGCCCCGCTTTCGCGAGACCGCTTGCACCACTTCAGTCCCCATACGAGCCCTTCAGCTCGGCCACTCGCTCCGCCAAGAAACGGGTGACTGCCCTACAATAGCCCGCTAATCAGCCGAAATCAAGGACCGCGACCGCCTTGTCCGGCTCTCGACGCGCGAACACGATCCCGTTCGGCGCGCGCCATCGGGTAACCACCTCGCATTCATGGCTCATCGTGCCCCGCGGCAGTTCCGCTTTGCAGTCGGGGCAGACGGTATCGAGGGGCATCGGCATCGGCCAAGTCTTTTTCATTCGGGCACCTACGGAGTTACGGATAGCGGAAAAGGCTAATCTGTCCGCAAACTCCCGCAAGTCCTTTGCCAGTAAACGATATACCGATGCAGGGCCCCACCGCGAGCCGATCCGAGTACCAATGCCGCTGATCGACAAGAGTCGGCGCGATGGCGAGCTTGGAATTGAGCGCGGCAATCTCCTGATCCTTGAGCCTCAGTTTCACCGCGCAAATCGATACGGCTTCGGTGCAGGCATGGATGGCCGAATCTGACGCCGCGATGAACTCCTTGACCCGAATCGTGTCCGTGAGGTGCTTGAGTAGGGTGTCGCGGATGATATTCGTTCGGGCGATTGTCCGCGTGAGTGTCACCGTGTCATGGCGAAACACGGTGTCGGCGTGGGCCATCAGTGGCCCGAGGACCTTGAGCGCGGAGTCGGCCACACGCGCCCGCTCCTCAGCCTTGCCCTTCTCGATCAGCGCCACGTTGTGTTCGCGCCACTCAAAGGCGCCGAAGCCGAGCAGCGCCGCAAGAGCGCCATACTGCCAGTATTTGAGGACCAGCGGTAGCCATGCCATGCTGAACAATATGGCTAGCGCGCTATAATCTCAATGACCGATTCGCGCGTTGAGGATGCCACCGCTCGGCAGAAAGAGCGTCAGGAGATAGAGCAGGACGACAACAATCACGACCACATTGATGATCTGCCGGATCTTCGGGTCGATCGGCAGCAGGGTCAGCGCCCACAGAAGCAACCCCACGATGACCAACGTGACCACCAAAGAGATGAGCGTCATTCTAGGCTCCTAAGTCAGAGACGAGCACATCCACGTTGATCGCACCGGGGCAAGTTTTAGGCGCGAAGATTTCATGGTGTCCCACGATGTGCTGGCGGTCGAGTGGGATACTACGCCGAGCTGCGATGTCATGGATCAGTTCGAGTGAGGCGATGTGCTGATCCGTTGTCATCTCATGCGCCCCGTCGCCTTCGTGCTCAATCCCAATGCTGTACCCATTCGGGTTCGTGCCGGGGCGGTCCAAGACGAGACTGGCAGTCGCACCATCGACACGGCCGGCATGGTACGCCGTGTCCTCTTCCTTCACGAACTGCACAACGGTGCCGTCCTTCTGCACCATGTAATGCGCGGACGTAGGCTCGGCGGGACGCGGGGTGTGAAAGAACTCAATAACGGAGTCCGCACTCCCTTCCGTGACGTGAATGACGATCATGTCGATCGGATGCGTACGCCCCGCATGGTAGTTCGCGGCGATCAGGCTCGTCACGAGATTCATCCTTTCTCCTTAGTCTCGGTACTCATTGTCACTGCTGCCTTGACCGTCTGTGCTGCGGCCCCACCAACGCCGCCCAGCATCGTCTCCTCGACCTTGTGCACTGCCGTCGTTAGCAATTCTCGACCTTCACGACTCGCGATCCAGTTGCCCAGGAATGAGAGCAGTGCCTGGATCGGCACGGCGAGCAGGATAAAGACGCCGAGTGCGGCGAACGGCCAGTTCAGTTCCTTCGCGCGAAACGCAAACGTCTCCATCGCCACGAGATAGCAGAGCGCGAACAGGAATGCCGTCACGCGCGTCATGCTCCAATGACCTTCCCCATCCGGCGTCTTATCGTAGAACGCAGTCAGTGGCGAATGGATCATCGTACCAGCCTGAGTTGAGGGGAGTTCTCAGATGCCGCCCAGCAGAACAACAGGATGCCGGCAAGTCGCGTGGACTGATAGGCGAACCAGACCGGGACAATGCTCTGCTCAGCGAACAACAGCCACGTCACGTACCCGAGCCCGAAATAGACGATCAGCGACAACCGGAGCCGATGCGGCAGATCGGCCCGCATCCACGCGATCCCGACAATCACCAGCCACGCGAACGACCGCAGGATAATGTCCGGCCCCGTCGCGCCACCCATCCGGACACCGACCATCGCAATCGGCACCAAGAGCCCCAGCAAGGCGATAGACTCGGTTCGGTCCAGCAGCACCGCGCCGATGATGGCCGTCTGGCTCACCGGATAGACCATGCTCGGCACGAACCGCATTCCTGGCTGCATGAAGTCCGCGGCGAGGTCTGCCATCCAGCTCACCGAGAACGCGATCGCCAACCAGACCCACGCGACGTCCCGCTTCTCTCCCCTGAATCGCGACCACATGATCCAGACGAGCGGGACCAATGCCATCTGGTGGGCGACTTCCTCAACTGCATGGCCCCACGTCAACAGCCGGGACTCCCCGGGCAAACGTGGCTGTCATTCAGGTCGCCCGGATCATCGCCGTCCGCATTCGAGACGCGGAGGAAATAGTCGTTCCCGTCCTTCAGGATCGTGAGATGCGAGTCGGGCGTCTGGTACTCGGCCTGATCTAGTACGCCTCGCAGGTCCGCAATCGTGTTGGAGTTGAATACACAGATCGAATGCTTGGGCATTTTATGCGCTCTCCCGTAGGGATTTCATCATCTCACGGACTTGCTCGATGATGTCCAGATCCGCCTCAGATCGACGCGCTTCACTGCGAATCGCGCGGTCTGCGCTCTCCGCGCAACTCCGGCGCGTCCGTTCATTATCCGACGCTGTAAACGCTCGGATGTCGCCCCATGATTGCTTGAGCCACAGCATCCCGCCGCAGATGATCGCCGTGCAGAGGATCACCACGATCGCGAGTTCGCCGTTCGACATGGCCCTTCCCGAATAGGTCCGGTCCACGGTTAGTGCGTCGTATCACAAAGTCAATGGCTCAGCTCGATTATGAGACTTTCTCATTTTCAGCCAGGATCAAGGTCGTGATGATTCGCTACTCGTTGGCCTGGACCGTGCCGACGTTCCACATCACCGACTCGCCGCTCAATCTCGATCTTGGCCGATTGCAGCACCTTGATGTCGCCGTCGTGTTCCATCAGTAACGCTTCGATTCTGCCCGCAAACGCTTCAAACTTGTCGCCGAACCGTCGCGCTTCATCGCCAGCCTTTCCGACCTGCTCCGTCAATATCTGCTGTCCCTTAATCATCGCCCCGAAGAACGCCACCGCTTTGATACAGGCCAGCAGAAACGTGATCCCAAGAACCCCCCGAAGCACGTAGTCGATCGTTGGGATGGATGAGAGGACGGGCTGTGCCACCTGAATGGCGAACGTGACCCCGAATGCCGCGAGGATGGCTTTGGGCATCATCTGTGAACTACCGGTTCCCAACCGGGAACAACTGACCTGCGGTCGGACCGCCCGCCGCGACGTTGCCCGGCGGCGGAAAGACGGGTTTCTCTTTCCGCCACGGATCACAAGACGGCGGATAGATCTGCGGAGAGATGGACGCCGTCGGCACAGCGGTCAAAACGATCTGTTGCGCCATTGTGCTTTTACCTCAGTCGTAGAGAAATGCCGTCCGAATATTCGTCGACGAACCGTTCGGCCCTGCGGCCGCGACGACCAAGAACGTTCGCGATACTGAATAGATTGAACACGTCATCGTCGTGACGAGTGTCGAATCCGAGGTGCCAACGCCGATCATGCACGGCGTCGGATTGAGACCGCCGCTCTCGGTAAAGAGGAACGGGGCGAAGACCATCGTGTGAGAGCCGATCACGTTCGACGTGCTTTGCGTGTGCGGCATCGGAACCATTGCGAGCGCCGTGGGGACGGTTCCGCTCGCGGGCAGCGGCTGCGAGAACCACGTCGGGCCACTCGTGTATCCGACGACCTGAATACCGGTCGTGGTATTGGCGCCCGTCGCATCCACGTCCACGTGAATCGACCAACTGACGGACTGCGAGCTGGTCAGGTCAGAGGCCGCGCCAGCGGTGAGCATAAACCGGCCCGTTGCGACCGCCATGAAGAGCGAACGCGAGCCCGAGCTGCCGTTCGTCGCGACCTTCTGTTGCGTGCCGACTTGGCCGGTCAGCGTTCCCGATCCATTCACGCCCGAGCCAAGTTGGATCTTCCACATCGGGCCGTTGTTCGACGCGGCCCTGCCGAAGTCGATCCGCAGATACCACGTCACCCCGCTGATGGTCGTCGTGTAGACCCGGAAGCACGCAGTCGCATCCGCGGATGGTGCCGTCGCCGCCGCCGGATCGCCGTCGCCCGTCTGCGCGTCGTACGTCCACCCGCCAAGCCCTTGCAGTTGCGTATCGACCGCGCCGTGCAACGCCTGAAAATTGCCGTTGACCGAGCAATCGAAATTGAGGACGAGATTTGAGTAGGTGGCCACGGGTCAGGTCTCCAGCGGGAGGAAGTGAATCGTCACGGCCACGGTGCTCGTCGCCTGACTCAGATTCACGATTTCATAATAGATCGAGGACACAGGCGAGCCGTCAGCGTTGTAGAATCCGACGCTTAGCCGGCGAAGCGATTGCGTGTTTGCGCCGACCGTGCCGCTCTGGAATGACCACTCCGCGAGCATGCTCACCGTCGTCGGGCAGGGCGTACCGAGGGGACGTGATGCGTCAGCCGTGCGATCGGCACTCGTGGCATAGAGGCGAACCCGACAATCGCGGTCGACGCTGATCTCGCCCATCTCGCCCCACTTTGCCATCGTGACCGTCCCCGTCTCAGCGGCAGTGTTCGCGAGACTGGCGGTCGTTTGCGTCACGCTTGAGCGAGAGACACCACCCGCTGCGGCGGCCCATTTCATACCCGTGGATTGCGCCGAATCCGCGGTCAGTACCCACGTATCAGTGCCGACGTTCAGCTTGCTCAACGTACTCGCGGCAGAACCAGCCAGAAGGTCGCCCTTCGCGACAGTCGCCGGAACGCTATTGCCATTGATCTTCGCGACGGTCGGATTCGGGAATGTGCCCGAGAGGTCGCCACCAGCAGTTCCACTCGGCGGCGCCCCCGAGCCAATAGCTGCGGTCACGAATGCCGTTGTTGCAATCGAAGTATCGTTATCGCCCGGCGATGCTGTTGGTGCCTTCGGGTCGCCGGTAAACGTCGGATTCGCGAGCGGCGCCTTGAGTGCTAAATCGCTCACCAGATTTGTGACCGCCGACTCAGCAATCGCGACCGCGACCGTCGTTGCTGCCGTCAGCCGTCCGTCCGCCCCGACTGTCAACGTGACGATATGCGACGCATCGCCATAAGCGCCCCCAACGACCGTCGTACTTGCCAACCCTGGATTCGGCAGTGTTCCGGTCAGCACGCCACCAACGACAAGCCCTGACGCCCCGCCGAGCGGTGAGACGGTCCCAGTTTCGTCCTTCACCGACACCACGTGCGAGGTGTTGTCGACAAAGATCGTTTTCGCCCCGGCAGGAGGCGTTGGGACCGAGGCCGGCGCTACTTCGACAAAGCCGAGCTGGGACATGGATTCCCCTAGTTGACGGCGACGAGCGCCCCGCCCGCCTCAATCGTGAGTATGCCTAACACATTGATCGGTAGCGCAAACAAGACCTGCGTATCCGCATGCACCGTGAATATCGTACCGTTTGGAATGATCCGCGGCACGAACGGTGACCCATCAACCGGCGAGCCGCCACCACCACCGCCGCCACCGCCTCCACCACCACCGCCGCTCAGAATAGTCGTCTGGCCAAACTCGAGCCGAGCACGCCGAAGCGTCTCGTTGATAATGCGTTCGTTCTCCTCATGCGGGAGTCGGTTCCGAGGTTGGGCCATTATTTCTTCTTCGGCTTCGCGCCGGTATAGGTATTGGTCGACATCCCGAGTGCGTCGGCAATGATCGCCGCTGTCGCCCGAGCGCCTGTCATACCGGGATCTTTCGCCAGTTCTTGAGCATTGGAGATCGGCAGCGGCAGAAAGAGATTCGATGTTTCTTGCGCCAGTGATCCCGGCGTCAGTGAAAGCTTGTTATGCTGGAAATCTTCACCCTTTATGATGTCCTTCACGATCGAAGCGGCTGGCGAAAGCTTTCCCTCGAAAAAGTTGTAGATCAGGTCCGTTCCACTCGTCGACCCAAACTTGCCGCTGTTGATGGCCGATACCTTTCCAGTCGTGGAACTCTTGCTCGAGCGTGAGGCGAGGCGTGCCGCGAGAATGGCGATCTGAGACATGCCGCCCGTCACGTCAAACCGTGTGTTGCCGACCTTGATCTTCCCGAAGTTCGCTGATCGTGGGTCGAACTCTACCGCGTCTGGATCGGCAGCATGAGCAATCGCCATGATCGCCGCCGTCCCACTGACCACCTTGACGAGATTGACAGCCGCCTGTTTCCGCACAAATGGCGTGACGGTCGGATCAAACGTGTGGGCTGTCAGCAGGTCTAAGTCGCTCTTGAGCTTCCGCGCCGAGAACATCAGGACGTTCACGACATCAGCGGACGGTTCGAGCTTCCCGAGATGTCCGCGCGCAGTGAGCGAGTTGACCATCTTCCCGATGCTTTCGAGCTGGGCCTTATCCTCAAGGTCCACGCCAGACCGTTCGGCAATCTCCATGTACTTGTCGAACACGTCCGCACGCATCCGGTACTGGAACGCCGTAAACGCGGCTTCACTCGCCTTGTAGGCCCGACCGACCAGCGGGATCTTCTCGGGTAGCGTCGTCGGGAACTGTTCCTCGATATTCCCCAGCGCCACCTTGGCGCGCTCGTACTTACCGTTGAGCGCATTGGGTCGTGATTGAATCTCTGCATTCACTTCGTCCATCACTTCCTTGCCACCGAACTGCTGCGCGAGGTCCACAAAGGACTTCATCGCATTCTTCGCCCAGATGCCGGGATTCGTGAATAGCGTTTTCCATCCCTGACGAAGTAGCGCACTGTTGTCGAATGCGGCCTTGAACGCCTTGGCGAAACTGGCCGTATTGGAAAATGCCGAGCCGAGGCTGATCGGCTTCTTGACGTTGTTCTTGAGGTCGGAGACGTATTTGGCGAACGCGACTTTCGCCCGCCCGTAGTCCATTCGATCGCCGCCAGATGCCATTGCCGCCTTAGCATCGGCCGCCGTCTTGGCGAGCGTCGTGATCTGTGCCGCTTCCGCCTGTGTGACCCCGAACCCGAGCCGCTGGCGGGCGAGATCGGCCAAGAACTGATCCGCCTGTTTCGGCTGTAGTACGGCGTCCATGCGAGCGACGCGGGACAGTAGATCGCGTTTTACTTCAGGAGCGAGTTTGCCGGCGCCTTTGATCCAGTTCTCGATGGCCGTCTGCTGGTTCTTGAGCAACAGCCGCGACTCAAATGAGGCGTTGACGTGCGCGGCATTGGCTTCACCCATGAACTCAGCAAAGGCCGCTCGGCGTTCCTCGCTGGTCATCTTCGCCAGCTTATCGCCCGACAGTTCCCCCGCCTTCACTTTGGCAAGGAACTCGTCGGCGTGCTTTGGCAGGAGACAGAATGGGTTAGCCATTAGCAGCGGATTGAGTCAATGAACTTCGTCCACGCGCTTTCGTCGATCGTTGCTCCCTTCTCGATATGCGCCTTCAACTCGGCCACCGCATCGTTCACGGCTTTGCCAACATCCTTCCCGCCGCCGCGCGCTTCTTCAACCGCCTGAATCGCGGATACGGGCGAGTTGGGATCACGCTCACCGAGCGTCCGAATCCGCTGGCCCATCGTGGTCGCTTGCTCAGTCAGCTTGCTCGACGCGAGATCCCGAATCGTAGCAACATCCCCTTCGGCAATCGCCTTGTTCTCGACCGCGACAAACGCCGCTTCAGGGTGTAGCCCTTCCGGTGCCGGCGTCTCGCCGAGCGCCACCCGCCGCGCCAGTTCTGGATTCTCTTGAAGGAGACTCGTCGCCTTTGCGGCCTGATCCGCCATGTTCAGTTGGCGGTATTCCGGGAGATCGCCTAGTCGTGCCGTTAGCCCAGCCTCAACGGCTTTGGATTCGACACCAGCTGCGAGCCCACGGGTGCGTGTTGGCCCGGTTCCTTCGACGGGGGCTGGCTGACCCTGCGCTGGAGCTGTGGGTTCTCCGGTCGACGCTGGCTTCACCCCTTGTCCAAGATCCTCGTGAATGGCACCAGCGGGCGGTGCGGCCCCTTCTGGGGCGACATTCAGAGCCGGGGCGGCTGATGCGTGGCCCTGTTTCCATGCCGCGTCATTCGGAGTTTCTGGCGGATATGGACTCGCCGTCATCGGCAATCCCTTCTCTCCCGCCGCCGATCCAAGAACTTCTGCACCCTTGGGCGTCTCATACAGTGACTTAACGCCAGATGCGCCAGCTTCCGTTACCCCTTCGCTCACGTCTGCGGCCGACGAAATAGCACGCGAGCCGACATGAAGGACGGGCAGGAATAGCATCGCCGCCTGAACTGCCGCCGCCTCACCCGAGACGCGATTGGGGTCCGCTTCGGCCTTCTGCCGCTCCTCTGGCGTCATGAAGTGCTCGGTCACCGCCCGCCATCCGTACCGGGCAACCGTATGCGCGGCCATGCCAAGGCCCACGATCCCGCCGACCGGGTTGGCGAACGCTGCCGTCAGTGCCGGGTTCTCGACTGCCGGCGCTACGACCTGACGACCGACCGCTGCCCCTGCGTGCGCGATGAGCGCCCCACCTGGACCGAAGTTCGGCGCGGCAATATCTAATGCGGCCGCTCCGCTACGAATCGCCGCCCCGGCCTGCTGTTCAGGCGTCGGACCCATCTGGTACTGACCTTGTAACGCCGTTCCTGCCGTCTTGTTCAGCCGGTCGCTCGCGATCTTCGGCATCGCCGGAAACTGGAGCGTGCTCGGATTGCCGGCCGCCTGCGCCTTCTGCCATTCATCAAACGTCAGAATCCGACCCTGGCCCATTGGCTTTGTCGGGTCGGTCTGGTCCGCTCGATGAGGGGCGTATCGCGTCGCCTGCCACTCATCGAAGGACAGGATGTGCGGGGTCGTCTCGGGCTTAACTGACGCGCCCACTAGGAATCCATGTAGCTAGAGGCCAGAGCCAGCACCATCATGTCATCCAAAGCGATGTCATCGTCCTCAGTCCAGTAGCGTGACGTGGCGAGGCTGTGCGTGCTCACCGCTTGCGACGGACTCTCATGCGCGACTGCCAACTGTGGATACTCATGCGCGAGGGACGACTGACTGCCATGCGATCGTCCGCGCGAGACGACGGTCGGCATTCCGACCTGCGGCTGGGCGACACCGTGAACCGCCTCACTGACCGCTGATCCGTGGCTCGCGTGCTCAAATGAGATTTGCGGTAGCGGGGTAGGATCAACAAACTGAAGATCCTGAATGAAGTGGAACGCGTTGCGAGGCTTCTTCCGCCGCGTTGACTCGAATCCCCATCCACCACCACCGCCCGGTTGCTCTACCGGGATAGTCGGTCCAACCGGCGCGCCAATGTCGGCCGCGATCATCCCTGCCGGATAGATCCAGCCGAAGGGAGCCGCGCCGAACATCTACTTGAGCGCCTGAAGCGTTGCCATGATGTCCTGGCACGCCTCTTTGTAGTTCGTCATCGCGAACTGCTGGTACTCCTGATTCCGCACCGCCAGATCCTCGCGCATGTTGTAGCCCCACGTCGCCGCGAAATGGCAGTTGAAGCCATCCTTCCACACACTCGCGTCGGTATGTGGGGCGTTCACCGACCGCCATTCGCGGCTCAGGTAGTAGAACCAGAACTCGCTCACCGGAGGCCACTGATGCGTTGGATCGCCATAGGCCCGACAGCTTGCCCAGTGCGGGATGATGACCTGACACTTCCCGTCAGGGACGAGAACGCGGTGCAGCTCGTTGACGAATAGGCACCGCTGCGGGGCCGTCAGGTGTTCGATGAAGTGCGAGGCGTGCGCTTCACTGACCGAGTTGTCCCGCCACGGCCACGGTGCCTTGGTGAGGTCGACGACCTGATCGACACCGACGAATGCCGTCTTGTCAACGCCAATGAACCCTTCGCGTTTATGCGGACCACTCCCCAGGTCCAGCTTGAGTAGTGTCGGTTCGAGTTTGAGTTTGCGCGCCGGCTTACCCATTCGTCACCATACGATGTCCGTGTCAGGGTCTAAGTGGCCTACCAGTACCGAGCAGTCGATCGCACAGCGGTATCCGTACTTCCGCGCCTCGACCCAGAACGCTAGATCCTGCGTCCCGACGCCTTCTTTCCCCGCCTTGGTCTGGAACCAGGGGCGTTTGATGCGGTCGTCCTTGAACATCGACAACCGCCAGAGATTGAATCCCATCCCCGTGCCACAGCACTCGACGAGCTGGCCCGGCACCGGAAGTAGCGGCCGGAAGTTCGTCACTGGATCTTTCGGATCGCCCCAAATCTGAGCAACGCCACCCTCGCCCTTCGTGAAGTACAGACCGCCGATACACGCCAGTTCGGGATGCGCTTCCATCTGCTCGATCAGTTTGAGAATCCCGTCTTGCGGCGGCAGGTTGTCATGTTCCACCGTCAGCAGGTATTCCCACTGCTTCAGCTCGGGATGCTCGAGGATCTGAGCGATAGCCTGCGAGTAGGCGTCGCCGACTTCCATCCCTTGCGCGAGAATCCGTACAACGCCCTGGTTCGGCGGGAAGATCAGATTCCAATGCGACAGAGCGGCCTTGGCGGGCATGGACTGGCCGGCCGGAATGACGAGCACGATGCGCTGCTTCTTCCACGATGCGCCTTTGATGAGCCGCGAGCGCGTCCCGTTGAGATCGCGCGCGTGGTGGCCGCCGAAATCTTGGATGACGAGTTCGGGCTTCATGGGCGCAACACAAACCAGGGAGCGAGCGGTGCGCTTGCGCCAGTAAAGTTGGCAAGGACGTCCGTCTGACCTACGTTCGCCGGAAGGCCAGCTGAGTTAGCCGTGTAGCGGCCCCACAGAGCCTCGACGCCCCACGTGGTGTTGGTGGTGTTCGGGTTGTCGCTCCCGGCCATGATGAAGCCGCGCGGGATGCTCGCCGTCACGCCGCCAAAGAGCGAGAAGTTCATGCCGCCCGTCGCCGCGCCGGAAATGTTGAGCCCGAGGACATAAGCGCCCGGGGTCAGCGCCGTCATTCCAGTAGCGAAGCCCGTGGCGACCACGTACTGAATGCCGCTGTAACTAGCTGTCTGCGATAGGCTGTAGCTGTTTGCGAAACTGCCGAGTTGCGCGATGGATGTGTTGTTGACGTAACTGTAGAGGCCAGCCATTAGCGTAAAGAGCGGATTGGTCGACGTGTTGACGACGCTGACTTGCACGATGAGCGAACTGGCCGTCAGAAATCCCTTGAGCGCAAACGGCACGAAGATCGGACGCGAGTTGATGCCGCTCACATGCGTCATCAGACCGAACGCGACCTCGTCATCGACCTCGAAATATCGGAGCGCTGGACCAGCCGCCGCCGTGACGGTCGAGCCACTGAGCCCGAAGGACACCCCGTTGCTGTTCGAGAAGACGACGTTGCCAAAAGTCTGGCTCGATCCAGCGACGGACAACGTGATCACCGACGCCGTTGAAGGAGAGACCGAACCGGTCACGGTTGAACCGGCGAGGCCAAAGGACACGCCATTTAGATTTGAGAAGACGAGGTTCGAGAGGTTGTTACTCGAGCCAGCTACCGAGACGTTGATGTTCGAGATCGTCGCGGCATTCGACTGCATGGCAGTCGTGAGATATGCCGGGAGGTTGACAGACACACCGGACGTATTCACGGTGATTGACCCACCGGTAATCGCGCCATTCACGCCCGCATATCTGCTGGAGTTCGCGGACAAGTCGGCCGTGGTCAGATAGGACGGTACTGCGAGGAGCAGCCCCGCCGTGTTATGCGTTCCCGCCACGACGGCGCCAGTTACGGTTGTTGTCGTGAATCCCGTAAACGCATACTTGCTCGTATCACCAGAGAGCGCCGCCGTAGTCAGATAGGCAGGTAGGTTGACGCTCACGCCAGACGTGTTGACGGTGATCGAACCGCCCGTAATGGCGCCATTGATCCCGGCGTACTTGCTAGAGTTTGCGGACAGGTCGGCAGTCGTCAGGTACGCGGGCAGGTTGATTGAGACCCCCGACGTATTGACCGTCAACGAACCACCCGTAATTGCCCCATTCGTACCCGCGCCACCAGCCGCACTCTCGACATCCGTCAGCGTCTTGGCCGTGATCGTGGCCGCGATCTGGTCGCCAATAACCACCGTCCGCGCGCTGGAACTTTCCTGCGCCCGCGTGATCGTCAGGACGTCACCCGCGATATTCGTGACGCGCACCACTTCCGCGTTCGTCGCGAGCGGCATCGCCGCAGTCGGCCAGACCGTGGCATTGAATGGCGTGGCCGGGAACAACGCCCCATCGCCAGTCGCAACAGTCAGCGATGTCCCCGAGCTGGCGGGGCTCGGCGCGACTGCTACCGTCGAATAGGCGAAGTTCTTATGCGCGTCCATTGAGGTCGGATTCGTGGATGGCGAAACTCGGACAATGAACGATCGCGTTCTTCAGGATCGTGCGCTTGGCACCCTCAACAGGGCCATCGTGTAACGGCACCCCATCTGCCGAGAACGCGCGGAAATGGACCGGATCGCCCTCGCCCGGCGCCTGCCCGTCAGACGTTATCGGACGGGCTGTGATCTTCCCTGCATCAGCGAGGTTGAACGCTGGATTGCCAAACCGCAGTTCCGCCAAGTGCCCAGAGGCCACCGGGATGTCAGGACTCTCGGGCTGTGGCGTGCCGTAGTAGCGCAGATAGCCGTTGTTGAACATCGGCGCGATCGCGTTGAGCTTCGCGTGCTTGACGGCGAGTGACCATGTGGATGCCATACGTTAGTCCTCTGGAACGAGACGACTCGCCCGACCACTGCTATCGCGCTCAACCCGAACCGGTTTCTTGGGCTTGCCTTTCGCCGCTTGCGCTGCCGCTTCCGCATCTGCCGCCGCCTGACGTTCCTTGATCCCAGCAGCCACCGCGTCCATGTCGACGCCCATGTGCTCGAGGTAGGGGATGTATTCCTTCGGATGCTGGAACGCATCGTCCATCATACTTGGTGTCGGCGCCGTCTTGGCAATCGGTTTCAGCCCGACCGGATTCGCAGTCGTCGGTACGACCGCACCAGTCTCAGGCGATGCCGGCTGTCCACCGCCGCGGATCGTCGCGCCGCTAGATGCAGGACCACCACGAATGACGGCGCCCGATGACGGGGCTGGTGTGGCCGTCTTGGTGCGATGCGCCTCAAGATCCTGACGCGCGAAGATGGCGGCGTCCTCTGCTTCCCGCTGTGCCGTCTGTGCCGCCGTCCTGCTCTCCTCGTCGGTCGCCTTGTCGGCCAGCCCCTTGTAGTGCCGCGCGTCGGCATCTGCGCGCGTGATCTTCTTCTGGATGTCCGATTCCTGCTGACGGTCCAACCGCCCGCCGACCGACCGCTGAAGCGTCATCAGATGCGTTTTCTGGCTGTCGTTCAGCCCCGACGTGCCGGGAATGTTCTCTTGCGAGAATTGCTCTGGGGTGAAGTACGCACTGTTCAGCAGGTCCATGTACTTCTCAGAGTCACCCGGATCATCGGCCTTCTGTAGCCGCTTGGACTCACCAATCAGGACCGAGCCGTGGGTCGCCCCCATCGCATGTCGAAGCGACATCGGGACCGCCGTGAGATCGCCGCCATTCCGTAGTAGAATGTCGTACCCCTTCTGAAAGGCGGCATCCTGCGTCTGACGCGTCGCTGCGGCTTGCCGGTTGTAGTAGAGACTGAGCCGTTGTTCCGTCTTTTCACGGACCTGTGGATCTTGAATCTTTGCCGCCTCGTTGTACGCATCCGTCTCGGACGCGACCGCATGAACCGGACTGCCCTCTGGTGCTGGCGCGACACCCGTAATCACATCGCCATAATGCACGCCATCTGATTCGACCGAGGACGTATGTGCTAGCTTCTCGGCGGTCGTCAGTGCCTTGCCGACAAACTCATCCTTGTGTTGGTCGACGTAAGCGACCGCGAGGTTGCCCTGGCCATTATCGACATATTGCTGGACGACATCGAGGCGTAGATCACTCGTTGCCTTCGCTACCTGCGTGTCGATGAAATCTTGCGGGAGTCCGTTGCGCTGACCGTGGAGCTGAATGATTGAGGCACGGGCATGGATCGCTGGTTCGACAATCGTCGGGTCGTTGTACGCCTTGATGGCCTGATCCATCTTGGCATCCAACGCGCCCTGCGTGGACTCGTTGTCATACACAACACGTTGTTTCCCGACATGCACCTGAATCTGCTGGTGCATCTGGTCCCACTCGCCCTGCGCGATCTTGTCGAATGCGGCCCTTTGATCTTCGTTCGCCAGACTATTCCGCATGACGTCCGCGACCTGCCAATATTCCGTCTGCGCCTTCTCGGGCATGTCAAACGCGTTCTTCCCATCTAGCCCGAGCCATCCGGTCTGATCGACGCCATTCTGGTTCGCGTAGAGCGCATCGGTGCGATACTGCGCGAGTTTGCCACCGACATCCGTGACCGCGACCTGATCCGCCCGCGCCTTCTCCTGATAGGCCATCCGAGCCTGCTCGGCACCGATAGCCTCTGCCCCTTGAATCGCGGGCTGGAGATTGCCGAGCGTCCCCCGTTCAGCCGCGATGCCACCACCGAACGCCTCGCGAGGTGCGTTCGGTGATAGCTGCGGCACCCGCAACGGCTGGAGCGGGATGCGCGGGCCAGGGGACATCGGAACGACAGGCATCTTACGAGAGCGTCACCGCGCAAACATTGGACGTGATGCCGCCTTCCGTAGCCGTGACGTTTGTCGTACCAGCCGCGACACCCGTGACGGTGATCGTGCCGGTCAGGATTCCAACAGTCGCCTTGGTCTCATCCGAACTGTTCGCCGCGGTGTCGGCCGGGACCGTCATGCTCGCGCCATACTGATCCGTCGCGGTGACTGTCGTAGTGCCAGTGGTCGTGTGGGCGAAACTCAGTGTCGAATCAGCCAGGACCAGCGTCGTCAGAATGGCCGTGATCGTCACAGCGCAGTCGGCAGAATCGACCGCGCCAGCCGTCGCCTTGACGTTGCACGTCCCGACCTTGACCGCAGTGACGATGCCTGTCGTACTCCCGACCGTGGCGACTGTGGCGTCACTGCTCAACCACGTCACGGCGTTGGCGAGCACGAGACCACCGGCATCCGTGACGATGGCAGTCAGCGTCTGCGGGGTGCCCTTGAGGAGCGCCATCGTCGTTGCCGAGATAGTCGTTGTGGTGACGGTATTGTCGCCGCCGACGATAGTCGTCCCATCGCCCCGCGCCCGCGCATCGAACGCGATTTCCCGATTCCCGATGGAGTCCGTTGCACTCGCGGCGAGTGTGGACTTCTGCGTGGCGCTCTGGGCACGCTTCTGATATTCGGTTGCCATGACAGACTCCTAGGGTTTGCCGGTTCGGTTGCCAGTGGTGCGAAGATCGGTGCGTTTGTCCCGAATCTTCTGGATGCCATAAGCGGTCTGCGCTGCACCACTCAGCAAATCAGACCACGATTGCGCCCGCAGTCCACTCGCTGTCATATCACCCGTGATCGCCGCGACGTCTCCTTCTCGGCGCTGCTGTATCCCTTGAACCTTGTAACCCCACGCTTCGCGCGCCGCGTTGTTCCGTATCGTCAACTCGTCCAACGCCCCGACAGCCGACTCGGACGCTTGCACGTCAGCCGCCGATCCGCTTGAGACATCCACGCCCTGAGCGGCTAGCGCCGCCCGACTCGATCCGATCGCTTGTCGCGTCGCGAGCCCCTGACGTTGCGCTTCAAGCTGCCCGCGATCCGTCGCGTCCTTGGCTTCCAGGTCCGACAGCCGCGCGTTCTCGTAGTCGACGGCCTTGGCATACTGGCCCTGTGCCGATGCCGCGGACGCTTGCCGCTGCGCGCCCATGACGTTCTGGACGGTGGAGAACGAGCTGAGTGCTATCGCTGCGTAGTCACCCATTAGCCGGGTCCGGGTATAAATCCATGTTTCACGACCGACGTGATGTTCGCCGCGACGGGATCAACCGACCGGATAAACACCCGACCGTTGTCCGTCCATCGGCTGATGATATTGGCGTCGATGTATTGCGTCAGATACTTCTCGTAGTTGTCATCAGTCGGCAACGGGACTTCCTGCAAGTCCTGCAACGGATTCAGGGCATCATTCGTCGGGGGCAAGCCACCACCCCAGATCGACCGCGACTGTGCGACCATGAACCCGAGCTTACTGATGTCGATTTTCTGGCCCTTGAGGCTCGGCCCTTGTGGCGAATCAATGTCCAGCGTCTCGATGTCCGAGAGATACGGAAGCCCGACAATCACGCGCGAGTAGAAATCGCCAAGCGAGACCGCGCCACTCGTCACAGTGATGACGGGAAGCCGGGCGTTATTCGGCGAAGCAATCACATGCTCGTCCCCGAGAATACCAACGGCTTCCCCCTCGAGATGATCGAGTCCTGCGACCGCATCGACGAGTCGGTCCCAGACCGTGATATCGGCCGACCGGATCGCGGTCGGAATGGCAATATCCGCGACCCCCGTGACGACGGTGGCACTCGTAAACACGCCAATCGTGAACCGCGTCGTCGATAACGTCGCTCCGGTAATGCTATCCGTTTCGTGGAGGACGAGGACGTTCCCGACGTCGCCTGAGATGAACGTATTTGCCGACGCAGTAAGGGTGAGGATTTCACCAGGAAGCCACGTAGAACCACCCGAGAACGCCAGTGTGACGCCGGGATGGAGACCATCCGAGGCTCCTGCGTTCCGGCCATCATATTCGAGAGCTGAATCGACATACAGAGTGCCACCACGACCGATGAGCGCGGCCGGCGCTGCCTGTGGCGGAACGGGATTCCCACCACCACCGGTTCCACCACCGGTCTCGTTACTGGACCAAACGACCTGCTTCCCAATAATCGTGACGTTACCGTCATTGATGACCGGGAAGGCGACCTGCTTCCCGATCTGCGTGACATTGTTATCTGGGCCAATTCCCCAGACAACCTGCTTCCCGATCTGCGTTGCACGGTTGTCGGACACAACCTAGGCCACACGCTGATACACGATTTCCGCCGCATCACAATTCACAATAGACCACGCCGCGCTCGTATGTGGATCGACTTGATGGCCCGGTGCGGGTCCAGCCTGTGTCATTAGGGCATAGCCGGTCGGCGTTGAGAGGTCCACGCCATTATCGACTTCTGTAGCGCCAGAGATCATCCCGTAGCGCGCCGTATTGGCGCTTGCGTCTGTCTTGCGGTGGATGATGAGTTCTGTCACTTCTGCTATCGACGCCGTGTTTGCTGGCATCGGTTCTGTGGGGAACGAGACCTTCTTCGGCAACGCCGCATTGGTCTCTTGGATATAGGTCGTGTCCCCGTCTGCCTGCTGCTCGCTCACGCACGCGAGGAGCGTTCCTGCGCCGGTGGCAACACCGGCAGTATATGTCCCACTACCCGTCGTGAATGACCCGCTCACCTCGGCCCGGCGATAGGAGACGCGCTGATCACCAATACGGCCAGTACCGGAACAATCATGGAATACGGCGTCGGTCGCGAAACAGGAGGCAAAACTATCCGTCCGAATCTGGACGTATCCAATCTTTCCCGACCCGCCAATCACGTTCCGCGTTGAGACGCCACTGAGGTTGAGAACGAGCGTACTATCGGCGTAGACCTGCACGCTCCCACTCGTCGCATGAATGACGGGATGAACAATCTCGATATGCGTGTAGTTCCCGTTTTGCTGATTCGCACCGACCGGCATCACAAATGTCGAAATGCCGATGATCGTCCCTTTATTGCCCCCACCCGATCCCGAGCCATTCCGAACGCAGAGACGACCGTCATTTAGCACTTCAACCGAAAGGTGTAGAAGCGCCTTACTAAACGAACCGTCGCCAAGCCCGTCGTCGTCCCAGAAATCACAGAGCAGCGTATCGCCGATATGACCGCCCTGATTGTACGCGAACGCAACGCCAATTTTGTTGTTGGTCATCGCATTCGTATCAATGGCACCGGAGAAGCCAAGCGTAGTCGCCCGTAGCCCCATATGACTTCCCTGCATCGACCAGCCTTGGTCTGCTCCCGACCCGCGACCCCATTGGGCAAGATTGGCCGGAGAAGCTACCCCTAGATCGCCAAAACTGTTGTTACTCGACCCTGAGAGCGAGAGATAAACCTGATTCCAGACTGAGTTGCCATACCCAAACGACTCACGCCAAAGAATAACTGGATCGCTCATGGAAGCACCGTAATCGTGGTGGAACTATTCGATGTGACGAATTGCGAGTTGACAAAACCAGACAATTCGTAGCGGACGCGGAGCCAGTAGTCACCGGTCGCCGTAATATTCCAGAGTGCCCCGGTCTGACCGAATGCAAAGAATCCGACTTGGGAGAACTCGCCGTCAGTAGGTGCGATGCTCGTAGGACCGGCGATCTGTACGTTCGAGTTGCCACCCTGCGGACTCTCCGGCCACTGAATTGTCGTGGCCGTCACTCCGCTACTCTCACCGGTATCGGTGATCGTCGGCGCTGAGGCCGGATCAATAAGCGTTGGCGTGGTCGCAATCGCGGTCGCGAATTGCGTGTCCGGCGTCGGACCTAGCCAATCCGATGTATCGGTGCCGATCACGTGTTGGACGCGCCACTGATACGACGAATGGGTATTAAGCCCCGTAAACGTGAAAGACTGTTGTCCTGCTGGCACGCTGAATGACACCCATGTCTGCGATCCGAACGCTTGAATCTGAGCCGTGCTGGCTGCACTGAGATTACCAGCTGTCCAGTTGGCCGTCGCCGTCGTGGTCGTGATATCCGTCGTGCTCGGGTTGGTCGGCGGAGAAATCGTCTGAGGGTTCGGCGGCGGTGGCGGGGGCGGCGGTGGTGGCGTCACGACACCGCCGACAGATGTCGCCGGCTGAATGGCGACCTGCGGGAACTGGATCGTCGACGTCTGCCATTCGATGTACCGGTGGTACGTCGTCGTCGTCGGTGGGTCCGAGCCCGCAATCAATCGGCGCGCAATCCAGTAGACCCGATGTTCCCTGCCCTCCGGGACACATGCCACCGCCTCGACAAAGCCCTGCGTGTCATGCCGTGACCACGCAAAGACTTCCTGTTCCGGGATGTACGTGAGGGCGAGTAGTACGCCGTCCGACCGCACCGCCCAGAGCACATGGGGGTAGACCTGCTGCCAGCACCAATCGACGATCGTGTACCCATCAACGAGATGGGACGAGTAGATCGTCAGGTCACTGGACTGGAGCGCGTAGTATCCGAATTGCACGTTGGCTTGCAGTTCGCGCACCTGCGCGCCGAGCGCCTGCAAGAAGATGAGTTGGTTGCCCGCCTTGATCGGCCGGAGTCCAGCGACACCATCGCTCGCCCCGATACGCGCATTGACCGCGCTCGGCGTGATAGTCCCATTGCCATCGCCCTCGACAATCCATTCCGCGCCATCGCTAAGAACGACCATGCGCCCGACATTCAAGACGCCACGAACCCGGTCAATCTCCTCAGAGACCAATCGGAACGTGATCGCATCATCATCCTGAACAAAAACGGACGTCGTGAAGTTATGGTAGAAGCCTGTACGTGACGCCCAGATCGTGTCGGGATTGTTATTGGAGGCCGCAAAGACGAGGCGTTGCTGATAGTAGGTGACGACAGCCGGATAGTTGCTGATCGACTGAAACAGCGTACTCGCAACTGGCGGCTGAAGCGTGATGTCGGGCAACGTCGACCCGTCATCGGCAAATGCCGTCGCGATCGTCTCACCAAGGTAGGCGAATACGCCACCGGTATACGACCCGCCGGACGCGAGCACTTTGAACGGGACACGCTTGTAGACCTTGTAGGTCGCTGCATCCGTGACCGCCGTCCATTCGACTTTGATCGGCGCGACATCGGTCGCTTGCGTAATGATGCCCGATTCTAGACTCTGTAGCGATTCCTCGCCTTGCGCTGTGACTGAAGTGACCACGTAGTCCGACAGACTGCCGAGCAGCACGGCCGGAAACCCTGTCCCGCCTGTAACTGTCGGCATTCCCGGCGCTGCGATGGACGGATTGAATACGATGTCCGTCAGTGTCCAATTCGTATCGCCAAACCGCTTCAGCTCTTTCGGTGGATACGTCGGATGGACGATCGTCACCACATCGGCCGACTGGACGTACTGAAGGTCCGGCAGGTCCGTTTCGAGATACGGTGTCGCGATCTCGTACGGGTCCGGTGGGCTCGCAGGATCTTCAACCACCGCCGCGTTCTGGATGAATCGGATATAGTGCTCGCCGAACTCCAGCACCAGCGTATCGGAGATGTTGAACACGAACGGGATCAACCGCGTCCGCTTGGTCGAGTCCTTGACCTCTGTGACGTACAGCGTCCCCGGCCGCTTGTTCACGCCACCCTGTCGGGCAACAATGAAATTGCGGCACTGGCGCAGCCCGACCTCGTACTTCGCCAAATCGGTGCGCGAATACAGTGCAGGTGCTAGTTCGCCCGCCGAGAATGACTTGTTGGCGAGGTTCGCCACTAGCCGTCCCGCGTCAGAACGAACTGAGATTCCGGCGCGGGGTCAGGGACTTCCTCGTTCAGCGCAGTGGCTTGCGCTTGGTTGATGATCTGCTGGTACAACTGATAGGCTCGAGCGCCGAGTTTACCCGAATCGCCGCCCTGTGAAATCGCCGGGGCGAGATAGAACGCGAGTTTGGCGGCAAGGGCTTGGGCGAACTCGGACGTGAACTGCGCTTCGGCAGTGATGTCGGTCGTGTACTCCAACTGCGGCTGTTGCGGCGTATCGGCTGTCGCGACGATGACCGGGAAGTCGGTATAGAGCAACCGGCCCGTACTATCACTCCCAACGATGAACGACCATCGCGTCTGTGGGACATCGAGCCGCGTTCCGGGCAAGAGCCGGCGCGGGCGTAGACAGTCGGCTGGCAGCCGATAGCTGTACTGGTAGTCCATCGTCACCGGGACTGTGGTCGTCCCGCCAACGAGAACTAGTGTGGCATACCGACGAGCGAACGGCCAGTTGAACTCCCGCAACACCTCGTCGCGCGTCGTGTCAAAGAACACCGCACACGCCTTCGCGTTCTGGTCGTTCGCGTCAGTAATAGCCGTGATCGTCTTGCCCACGGCCAAGTGGCCGAGGCACATGTTGCAAATCGTCGTGGTGGTCGGGACGAATTGCGTCGGCATCTTACGTCGTCGGCCGCTTACGCAGCCACAGCGTTATGGCGTACGCCCCACCACTCGTCGCGGAACTCGTCAGCAGCACATCGCCCGTCGAGTCGGCCGTCTTGGGGTCTTTCAATCCACCCGTGCGAATCGAATCGCGGAGGATGTGCGAGGCGCCGTACCGACTCCCCAGACCCGTGTAATCGAGCGTGTTCGCGCCCGTCAGCAACAAGCCGGGGCTATCCGCGGCATGGTCCCATGTGATCTTGACCGACGTGAAGCCGGTGACGGTGTAGTCCACCCGCTCAATGTCGAGGGCAAGGGCCTCGATGCCGTCCGTCGCAACGCCGATCGCGCTCTTGTCGACCTTGACGACGTTCGTCTCGCCTGTGCCGTCCGAAAGACTGGTCAGATGGACGACGTACTGCTTCGCGTCCTCGTAAATGACGTTACTAGTTACGGCGTCGGCCATCGGTCAATCCTCGATCAAAGGGGAACTACGGTTCCAGGTCGTCCTCGTCCTTCACCGCATTGCCGAACGTCTTGGTATGGCCCACTTCGGCAGTCAGCTTCTCGCGCTTCCCAGCCAATGCGACCCATCGCGGCAATGCGAACTCACCGCGTTCCGTCACGACAGATTCTCTATCCCGACGTTGTGCTTCCGTCAATTTCGACCACATCGGCAGATCGGTCGTGTCGTACTCGAACACTTCGTCCTCGTTGCGGATCAGGTTGTTGCGGCCCAACTCCCGCTTCTTGGTTCCGTCGATTTCTCGAACCTCGATGATTTCCATGACGGCATAGTAGCCGCGGTGCAGCGCACGAACGCGAATGAGGTCGGGCGTCGGGCGTTCCTTGACCTTCTTTTCTCCTGCCGGCCAGCGGGGCATAACGAATCCTCTCTGAGATAGGTACCGGGGACGGACCCAACCAAGCGTCCGTCCCCAACGATGAGCCGCCTTACGAGATCGTGAAGCCGCTCGGGTAGTACTTCACTTCCTGGAGCATGTTGACCGCTCGGAACTCACCCGACACCGTAACGGCTGCCGAGTTGGCCGACACGATCTTGGCCCCCAGATACCGCAGCGTCGCGACACCCGGAGGGATCGGGAGCACCAACAGCACGCCCGCCGCGAGCTTCACTGCAACATCAGCCGTGGCAATCGTGCCAGTGGTCGCCAACACGATCTGACCGGTCGTCAGGTCCGTCGCACTGGCATTGATGACCTGGAACTCGTACGTCTCGGTTCCAGCGTGGGCGCCGGCCGTCTCGATGTTGACAGCGAGACAGAGGAGGTTGCCTGCGGTCGGGTCGGGCTGAGTCGCCCCCGACCGGAACGGCGCGTGCAGATCATAGCAGTTCGTGGAAACAGCCGTGGTCGTCAGAGCCGCCGACGTCCACAGCCGATCCTGTGAGTCAATGTACATGAGGAATGGTCCTCTGGCTGTGGGTTACGAAACGAGCGTTTCGGTGTTCAGGATCGCGTCCGAACGACGGATCGGGATGCCCTTGTACATCGGCGTGGTCACACCGTCCACCACACCATAGTTCAACTGGCCGCCCGTCCGCACGTCCTCTCGACGCTGGATGTCCAGCATCTCGAACGTGGTCCGGTTCATGTACCACGCCGCCCGACCCGAATTGATGTTCGGGATGCGGTGATATGCGCGGTTCATCTTGTTCTGGAGATCAGCGTTCGACGACTCGGCAACAAGGTTCGACACGTCGATGTTGCAGATGCGAACCGCATAGCGCCAGTCGCGCACCGCAATACCGTTCTCCCACACGAACTGCTCTTGGTAGGCGAGCATCCTTCCGCCGCCAACCGTGGCCGACGTCTGGACGACTTGCTCACCCAGATCCTTGTGTTGGAGACCTGCGGTCGAGCCCTTCGGGAAGATGCCCGTGATTGTGCGCGGACCCCAGACGATCAACCAGATCGACGTATTGTCCGTGTCCGACGAACCAGCGGTGATGACGTTCTGCGCGTTCCCGCCCGTGGTCGAACCGTAGCGCGGCGCGAGGCCGGTGAACTTCTCGGGATTGAGACCCGAGTTGCCATACCAGAGAACGGACGCCATTTCCTGCGACATCGCCTCGAGGAACGACGTGGCTTCCGACAGGCGGAAGGCGCCGACGTTGCCATTGAGGTTCGCGACCTTGCAGTCCACTTCGGACCACGCTTCCAGTAGACCACATTGCTCGTCGATCTGCGCGGTGGTTGACTTGCTCGGCGTCGACCCGGCGTTGAGCAAACGCCACGCGACCGTTGGGAGACCCGTTCGGACGGTCGTTCGGTGTCCGGTTGGGAGGTTGCCTTCCATGAAAGGCATGTCTAGCAGGACTTCGTTGGTCTGCGTGAGCAGTTCAGCGATGTCCGCGATCTTGCCATCCGGGTCCGTCCGCTTCGCTTGGTCGATCAGCGTCGGAACCGTGGCACCTACGACGGTAGGCATTGTGTGATTGCTCCTGTCGCCCTATTCGGGCGGAAGGTGAGATAACTATTCGGGAGTCGTTTTTCCGTACCAACGGTTGACCATCGACGTCTCCGTCCCGCCAGTTGGAGCGCCACCGTTAGCGAACGTGCTTTCCCGGCTCGCTGCCCCGATCTTGGACAGAAAACGCAACACGACCGGATGCCGGCCGAATCCCGTTTCCTCCAACATCTTCTTCAACTCGGGGTCACCGAACCGTTCCACGGCCTGTCCCGCGGACTCGACGGCTTGATTGAACTTCTCGCCGCCGATCGCCGAATCAGCCTTGGAGAGCTTTGTCCACTCGTCCTGCTGTTTCTTCCACTCCGCGCCATTCGGTGCCCACGCGTCCAACAGCGCCTTCTGGCTGTCGGCCTTCGCTTTGGCGAGTGCTGCCTGTGAGGCGGTCTCGCGTTCCGTGGCGTCCTTCACTTCCGAGTCGAACAGTTTTTGGGCGGCCTCGTTCGTCAGTCCCAGCTCGCGCGCTTTGGCGGCTGTCCTGTCCACGAATGCCGAATCAACTGTCGATCCGTCCGGCACCTTCAAGTCATACGATTCAGGGACAACCGGCGTCTCAACAACCGGCGTCTCGACGACTGGAGTCTCCGTTACGGCTTGTTCGATCACGCTAGTTCCCATCGTCATCCTCGATTGTTGCGGTCTGTTCGGTCGGTTCACTCAGCGGGAACGGCTCGTCTGACTTGACGGGCGGCTCGACCACGTTATCCGCGCGTTTTGCCGCTTCCGTCTGCATCATTTGGTAGGCCGATAGGTCGGTCTCGCAGATAACGGCCTCCAACCAAAGCCCGATATTCCGTTCTCCTTCTTGAAACGAGGTCGAGTGCGTTTCCTCGCCTCTGTGAGACGTGTGCTTCGGATGGCACCTACTCAGGATGCGCCAGAGCAACGCGCGACCGTCGTACGTGGTCAGGACGGACTCAAGATTGCCCTGTTCCTCGATCTTCTGTTGCCGCTCAGTCTTTTTTGCCTTACGGACCTGAGAACGGTCGGACGTGTTGCGGACGAGGGCGCGGTCACTCATGCGGCCACCCCGCTACTCACAGGCGAAGCAGTCGCGCGCATCGTCGCACCGGCTCGCGCCTTGGCAATCATGTTGCCGAGCACACTCCCCGGTTCAGTCGAGGCCTGAGAGGCATCCTTGACCGCTGAGGCGAGTCCTGGGGCGTTCTCCGCGGCCTGCTGCTGCGCGGCTTGCTGGGCGCGTTGCTGGCGAACCTGATCGACCTGTTCTTGCGGTACGATGATCTTCGGCGGGACGCCCATCGCATCGGCGTACTGACGGACCAACTCATCGACGTCAATCGAGTCGAGCACATCGGGCTTGACCTGCGCGACTTGGCCGACAAAGCCCGCCGTGCGCTCCAGCGACTCGATGCCGACGCGTTTCTGCGCGAGCGCCATGACACTGACGTACTCGACGCGCAACTGCTGCCCCTGGATCGCTTCGGGCGGCGGCGGGATCAGGCCTTTGCGGAATGCGATGTTGAACGTCCGGTCGACGAGCGGGCTGAGGCCATCTTTGTCGATGCGCGTCAGCATCGGACCCAACGCCAACAGTTTTTCCTCTTTCCGCTCATCAATCTCGGTCGCCGTCACCTGTCGGCGGTCCATTTCCGAGATCATCAGGAACAAATCTTCGTAGAATGCGCGCTTGATACGGTTCTGGATGAGTTGCCGTTCGGCCGATGCCCCACTGAGGTCAAACTTGACCTGATAGATCGCGCGTAGTCCATCCTGCGGTCCCTGCGGCGTGCCCGGATCATATGAGATGTCACCGGGGATCGTGGAAACGCGCTGGTTCATCAGCCGCGCGGGGCCGGAAAGGGGCGGATTTAGGCTCTTGTCGATGCCCTGCGCCATTCGCTTCGCCAACAGTTGCAGCTCGCGAATATCGCCCAGTGCCTTCATGCCGGGGCAGTTCGTGGCGTAGACGTCCTCCGAATTGACTTCCCAGCGGAGGCACATGACTGGGAACTCGTCAAACCCGCCATGCTCGAGCAGCCCGTACTCCATCCCTTGGCCCTGCGTCCCGCGATTCCCGCGTTCGTAATAGACGGACTCGAATCGCTTGAACTTTGCGCCGATCTTCGCGTTGTCGTAGGACCGATTCGGGCGGATTAGATGAACGAGATCAACCCACGCCTCAAGGTTGCCCGCCTTCCACATCTCCTGCACCGACTTGGAGATTGTGGATGGTCGGCCATCCTGAAAATTGGCCTGTCCCGTCTTAGGATTGACGTCGCCCCACCGCTCGACGACCTGACGGATGCTATAGCGGAAGGACCGGACCCACGTTCGCACCCGCAATTTGTCGTCATTCCCGACCGCATACGAGCCAACCGGATACTCGTAGCACCGAATCACATCTTCGTCGTCCTCGAGCACCGAAAAGGCAGCGGTGCCGAAAACAATCATGTCGCCATAGACGACCGGAAGAATGTCGTAGAGGTTCGACCGGATGAAAATGGTCGAAATGATGTCCTCGACATCGTGCAACCACTCTTTCACGTCCTCTTGTTCCGCGACTTCAGGATCAGGCACCGACAATCGGAACCACGGGCGGGCCGGTGAGGTCACGGCACTCATAATCCCCGCGGCGCAGATACCGACGCTCTGTGTTGCCGTTGAGTCGATGATCTTCTGCGTGCGACGATCGCCCTTGTTGACGTCGGTGAGCTGAAACCGACCGCGGCGGGGCAAGATGTGGTCGCACAGATCCTTCCACTGCGCGAAAAACGTCGCTCGTTCGGTTTCCAGCATCCCGCGTGTCCGCTCGCACTGCTGGCGGATCGTGATACCCGTGGTCGACGGCTTCCCGTCAGCCGTGACTAAGCCGGCCGATGAGTCGGGGAAGCCATACCCGGATTGTGGATCGAACGAGATGCCCAAATTATTGTCCGATGAGGGCTTTCCGCTGCGTCATCGCAGGCGGGGCGCCGGTCGGTGAGGTGAGAACTGTCGAGGAGAATCCTGGAGCGTTTGCCGCAATGCGTCGTTGCCGCGCCGCCGCCGCCGTCATCGCTGCCGCGGCTTGATCGTTTTGGGTGGAGGCGCTTGGTGGGGGCGGGGTCGCAGCAATCGACTGTTGGAGTGCGCGATTCATAGCACCGATTTCGCCCTTCTGCTTCTGCTTTAGCTGATTGGCTTCAACGGCGCTGGCACCCGCCGAGATCGCCGAGATTGCAATGATGGTTCCAGTGAAGGCCATGTTAGAGCCCTTCTGGCGTAATGATACGACTATGACCGTTCGCCACGACCGCTTCGGCCTTCTGTTCCTGCCGTGCGTGTCGGCGTTCAATATCGCCCAACGTCGCTGAGGATCTGACCCATCGGTCCATCATCACGGTATTGCGATTGAGTTGCGCGACCGCCGCCTGTAGTGCCTGAGCTAGCCCGCGCGTCGATTCCACGTTCTTCTTGACCAAATCCTCCAGTGCGGCGCGCTGGTCCTGCTGAATCTCGAACCCATCATCTATCGTGTGCGACAGAAGCGCGAGGCCGGTATCGACGGTCTCAATCCCTAGCCACGCCCGAACCCGACCACGCAACCAGTTCATGCGCTCGCCCTCAATGTTTCACGCACGCTCAGCCGCTTCACGTATATCCGGTCCATTTCGACATATCCCTTCCGCTCCAGCAACTTCCCGAAATCGTGCGCGGCCTTCACATGCTGCGTCACGACATCGACACCTTCCGCTTGAAGCCACCCATCGCAGTACTCGATGAACTTCCCGCCCAAGCCCCGATGGTCCGGGTCGACATAAATCACGTCCTGGGCGGCAAAGAGGCAACTCATGTAGTGCGGGTGCGGACGGACGAAGAATAGCGCATATCCCACCAAGGGAAGGCGATAGCGCTCGTTCCGATCGTCCAACCGCACCGTAAAACATCGGATGAATCCCGCCTTCTGCGAGGCTGCATAGACCTCATAGTCCGGCTCTAGCGGGATGTCCTCAAAATGTGCGACCTCGCGCCAATGCGCGTGTAAGAGCGGGGTCGCTTCCGCCCATAGTTCCGGGGTCAGATCTTCGCGAGCATAGACGAGGCTCATGGTAGCGCAGCCTCGTTATCAGCCATACAGAGATTGTCCCAATATCGGTCCTCAGATGTTTGAATGACTGAGTTGTACTGATATCCGAATCCCGGCCCCCCGATCTGCGTGAAGCCTGGAGCAATCCATGTCAACCCGGTATTCGAGTTCACTAGCGTGCCATCGAGAAAGATGTCGGCCTTGCCGTCAGTCCCGCCCGCGATGGTCTCTATTGTGTAGTGAACCTTCAGCCGATGCCACGAATCCCAACTGAAGGTGGCAAGCCCGTACTGAGAATAGATCGGAGGCTTGGCACCACCACTGCCGAATGCAAAAACCAGTTGGCTGACATTCGGATCAGTCCCTTGGTTCCATGCCGTAATGAGGCCACCATCGCCTGAATTGGGCTGGCCATAATCGACCAACAATTTGCGTTGTTGAAACTCGGTTCCAGCAGGCGGTCTCGGAATGTAGAAATCGCCCTGAATCCATCGCGAATCCCCGAACGTCATAGGAATATCGCTTGATAGATAGAGGCCGCGGTTATCGTCGTATTGGCCGGGTGGATTATTCTGATAGTGCATCCGCGCGACCTTTCCGTGGCCTCCACCGGTCGGATCACTAATGACATCAATGCCGGTGCCCCACGCATTGTAGAACGGACCAAATGTCCCGTCCTCAAAATCCGCGAAGGCCAATCGGCCAACCGGAGGTGATGTCGGCGTCGGGACTGAGACGGCTACCGTATTCGATGTGACCACAGGACTCGTGATCGTGGCCGTGATGTTCGACAGTCCCGCCGAGACACCGGTCACCAATCCTGACCCGCTCACCGTCGCGATGCCGGTCTGACTGGAATGCCATGCATCAACCGCCTGCGCGAGTGTTCCGCCCGCCGCGTTTTTCACGACCGCCAGCAACTGCTGCGTTGCAGCAACGGCGACAGTCGGCGCAGTCGGTGTCAGGGCAATCGAGGCCGGTACCGTATCGGGGATCGTGATGACCGCAGTATTCGACGTCACGCTCGGACTAGCAATCGTCGCCGTGATGTTCACGCTGCCCGCTGCAACCGCAGTCACCAGTCCCGAACTATTCACCGTCGCACGTCCGGTATTACTGGAATGCCACGCGCTCACCGCTTGCGACAACGCGACACCACCAGCGTTCTTCACCACCGCCGCCATCTGCTGTGTGCCGCCAACATTCACGGTCGCTGCGGTCGGGCTGATCGCAATACTCGACGGCGTGTTATCCACCGGTGCCTGTACCGTCACCACCACGCCATTCGATGTCACACTCGGCGAGGTGATGGTCGCAGTGATCGTTGTCGTTCCCGCGCCGACGCCAGTCACCTTCCCATTGGCGTCAACGGTCGCCTTTCCGGTATCGGATGAGTGCCACGCGTCCACGCCCTGACTCAAGGTTGTCCCTCCGGTATTCTTCACGACTGCCGTGAGTTGGAGTGTGGCACTCGTATTCACCGTCCCGCTCGTCGGTGTCACTGCGATGCTCGTCGGCACCGTATCCGGCACCGTAATGACCGCCGTGTTGCTCGTGAGCGACGGGGACGTAATCGTCGCGGTCACGTTCGTCGTCCCGGCCAAGACGCCCGTTACTAATCCCGATCCACTCACAGTGGCCTTCGTCGCGTCCGAACTGTGCCATGCACTCACTGGCACCGCGACTGCGATCGCTTCCGCATTCGCGACAATCGCGTGCATCTGCTGCGTTGCACCAACCACTACAGTCGCACTCGTCGGCGTAATAGCAATCGTACTTGGCACAAGGTCCGAGACGGTCAGGACCGCCGTATTACTCGTTAGGCTCGGCGAGGTCAATGTCGCCGTGATATTCGTCGACCCCAATGACACCGCTGTCACCAATCCTGCACTATCGACCGTCGCAACGCCCGGACTGCTCGAGTGCCACGCACTCACACTCTGGCCCGGAATCAGGACCGCCAGCGGATTCAACACCGAGGCCAACAACTGCACCGACGTTGATGGGAGCACGGCCACCGTACTAGGACTGACCACAATCGATGTCGGCGTTGCATTCACCGAGACAGGCAATGGCGTCGAGAAAATCGCCTGATAGTTCGCCGTGATATTCGTCGTGCCAGTCGATAGCGCCGTCAGAATACCGTTCCCGTCGACCGTTGCCACCGCGACATTAGAACTCTGCCACCCGGTCGGAAGCAGCCCTGTCGATTGACCTTGTGGATTCTCGATAATCGCGGTGCATTGAACGTGTGAGCCAAGTTCGATAACTGAAAACGGGCTCGTAATCGTCACTGCGGACGGCGTGGTAGAACTCGGTGGCGTCGAACTCGTCGGCGGGGTGGTATCCCCTTCTCGGTCGCGGCTCGCCTGGTGGTAATTCTGGACCCGCGCCCCTTGTTCGCGGCGCCCCTGATCCACCCGACCCTGCGACCGTGATGGCACTTACGACTTGCCGTGGTTCTTCATCGCGTGCTGCACCGCGGCCGCATGCGAGCCGTGATGCCATCCCTTCGCGTTCTCGGCAAACACCGCGCGCTTCCGAACCGCAGGATCGCTCGAATGCTCTGCCGCCTCGAGCTTCGCTTCCGGGATCGGTTTCCCTTGCGCCACACCTAGGTCACGATGCAGCTCGCCCTTATGCGCTGGGTTGATGTGAATGCCTGACTTTTTCATACGGGGTCGCCCGAGCCGTTCTTCACCACCGCCGTCAACTGGACCGTCTGACCCACGTTCACACTGACCGTGCTCGGCGTCACTTCAATAGAGGCCGGCGTATTGTCGACCGTCACTGTCACGGCTACGACGTTCGACGTCAGCGCATCGAACAGTGCTGTCACCCCAGCACTCCCCGGCGTGACGCCCGTCACCAGTCCGTTCGCGTCGACTGTCGCGACTGCCACATTGTCCGAGACCCACGACGTCGGTTGTGTTCCTGGCATGAGATGTCCCTTCTTGTCAAAGATGAGCGCGCCAACCTGCGATGATGTCCCCTGACTCAACACAACCATAGAAGGCAGCGCTGTCACCAATCCCGCCTTCGGCTTCTTGGGTGCTTTGCTCGTCACCCGATGCCACCATCTCAAAGGATCTCGCCACCAGCTCCACCGCCCATCTTCTTGCTCGGCGGGGTCGCTGGTACTGACGGCGGTTCAGGACTCGAAGGATGCGACTCGCGGCTCGCCATATCCGCAATCGCCTGCTGGACGGCCGATCCATGCCCCGCGTTGTCCGGCCCCAGCACGTCGCCGGCAACGCCCTTATGCGTCGGGAGGGGGACAATCTGCGTCTTGGCCGCAGCTGGGTCGGGATGATGCCGCTGGGGCGGGGAATGGAGTGAGGCGTCCTTCTTCTCGCCAATGCGCCGGGGCGGGCTATAGTCATCAGCCATGAGAGGGATGCCCGTCTTTATGGTGCTCGTGGCTCGCCGCCGCGTGCTTCACCGCACTGCCATGACCCTGCTGACGCTGCTCGGATGCCGCAATCGCCTCGGCCTGCTTCTGCCCCGCGGGCGTATGGGGGACAACCTTCCCGTGCTTCGACCCGCTATGCAACTCACCGTTACCCCACTCGTGCATGACACCAGCGTAGTCTTGTGGCATGCCGCCTCCAATGTGGGCAACTATGTGGAGAACTGTGGGAAAACGCAACAGTAGGGCTCAGCGGAGTCGAACCGCGCTGCGGGCACCGCAGTACTAACCGGCCCCGTAGGTTGTGCCGTATCGGGCTCAATTGCCCCCCGGTGCTCAACGCCGGGCCTGCCGACTTCCCCGGCCTCTGTCGCCCTACCGTTGGTCATGCTCCCCCCTGCCCATCCGACGACCCGAACGAACGGAGCGCGGTCGCCGGTCGCTGCTGAGCGTTCGACTGGCTCAGATACAGCCGGATCGCTCGGCGAATGATGACGGACAGGGCAACGCCGGACTGCTGCGCTCGAGCCACCAACACTTCCCGGTCAGCCATGGTCAGCCTCACACGGACCGCCGAGTGCTTCGGAGGTAGGATAGACATGGCAGGGAACTTAGTTCCTTTGTGTTCCCTGTGCTAGTCAGCATAGGGGTCGTAGTCGCTCACGATCCGCCCCTGTGGATGCACCGATGCTAGCGCTTCGTGCTTGCTCGCCACCGGATGGGCAAAGCTCAATGCCAGCGCGTCCGCATAGTTCGGGCTCTGTAGCCCCCTCGCCTTCATGTCCTTCTTGTTCTCCAACTGGATCTTCCCATCCAACCGCGGCACTGTCTCCGGGCCGATCAAATCCTCCCGTAACTGGCCGTGCCACTGCGCTTTAGCGCCAAACGACCCGCCCTCCTTCAGCCACTTCTTCGTGAGCCCCCACATCTCGGCCCGTTTATTCAGGTAGCCGGGATCATTCACGCCCTCGCTGAACCACACCAGCTGCCACGCGCGATTCATGGTCCGCCCCGCCGAGACTATTCCGGTCCCGTATCCCCCATCGATGAACACCGCATCGGCCTTCCATTCGTCCTCGAGGACTGCCACTAAGTTCGCTACCCACACGTCGTTATCGTTCTTCGGCAGCATCTTCAACACCTGAAAGAACAACCCCTGCCGCAGCCCGATCACCAACGCGTCGTCCCCTTCCCATGCCGGGTCTACCGTTAGAATCTTCGGCGCGAAGTCGTACTGCGTTATCAGCAAGTGCCGGCCGAACGCGCCGTCGACATCGTCTTCACTTATGAACTGCTTTAGGCTCTGGCTCGGAAACATCCCCCGCACCCTAACCTTAACAAAATCACTATCTTCGCCGTAGTCCTCAACCCAGCTCTTGAATAGCTCGAGGTTCGTCCCCTCGACCTGCCTGCTGTCGATGTTGTCGACATGCCACCTGTGCCGGAACTTCCTGAAGCACTCGCGAAAGCGTCCAGTCGCCCGAGTGCCGTTGGCAAAGACGAGCCACAGAATCTCAGTCCGCTCGTCAGTCAGCGCCCCCTCAGTGACGTCCCAGACCTGGTCCGCGATCTTCGAGGCCTCGTCGTAGAGCACCAGAATCCGGCGCCCGACGTTGTGTAACCCCTGAAATGCCTCGGTATTATGCTCGCTCCAGGGGATAGCGTCTGCGCGCCAGTTCTTCTCGTGATCGGCCTGGACACTGTAGAGACTGGTCGCCGTATACGTGAACCAGTGGCGGGTGATGCTAAGGTGATGCCACTTCGAGAGTTCCGGCCAGATCTTGTTTTGGATCTGCTTGTCGGTATTCGCGGTAATGACCACGCGGGTATCGACCAGGGTATCCAATGCCCATTTCGTGAGCATACCGAGGAGCGCCGTTTTCCCGATCCCGTGGCCGGAACAGGTCGCGTCACGGATGACGGACCCGAGGTTCCCGCCGGCCCTGAGCTGCTCACCGATCCATCGGAGCTTAGCGGCTTGCCATTTCCGCGGGCCTCGAGCATTAGCAAGCTCTGTCCCCTTCACGCCCCACGGAAACGCATACAGGACATAGCCTAACGGGTCGTGGCGATACTCAGCCATGCGCTCAGTTAGGAGTGTGTCCTGCTCAAGCGTGACCGTCACTCGCCTGACGCTAGTAGTCTGGGCTCGTCGACGGGTTCAATCTGCGCCTCAAGCCTGCGTTGCTCAGCGAGGCGAAGCATATCGGCAATAGGATTGATGCCGGAAACGTTGATCTCTGCCGGCAGGAGCTTGCCCCAGAGTCCGTAGAAGCTGGCCGGATCTTCCAGCGACCATTCGAGGAGTGCGGGAACACCGCCGCGAAGCTCGAAAGCTTCCTGGAGCGCGACCTTAACGCTTGTGGTCGTCTTATTGGGGGTTCCGGCGACCCTACCGCCCGTTTTGCGACCCTTCATACCTCTACAATTTCCTACTGTAGAAGTTGGCCGAGGTCAGCGATTTTGCGGACGATAGGGGCGAGGAGGAGTCCTAAGGCAAGGAGTCCCAATAGGATAGCAGCGTAGTTGGTGGCTGTGGCGTGTCGATGATCTCGCATGGTGTCAAAGGTTGGTCGGATTCTTTGAGAAAGTCAAGAACTTTCCTCTTGACACAGTAGCGGGCTACATGTACTCTTGTGTTGTCTCTAACTGAGAGTCCGCCAGAATGCGACGCAATTACGAGGAAGACGACGCGACGTTCTCGAGCGAGAACTACACGGTGCGTGGCTGGAGTGGGATCGCGTTCTACGTGCAGGGTTGGGAGACTGAGCCCGACGAGGATACGGAATGGTCAGGTTACGAGGCGCGGACTGGCCGCGTGCTCGTCGTGATGGTCGGTGATGATCGGCAACACGCGGTGGACGCGGACGACCTGACGCCGCTTGCCGAAGACGAGTTTTGCCACTCCTGTGGGCAGGTCGGTTGTGGCCACAATGTTCCGTCGCGCTAGTTCCCTTCCAATCCCTGAGAGAGAGGAGATATCCGCCAATGACGACGACAATCGCGCAGGACTTGGCTCAAGCGATGAAAGACTGGGACAGCGCATCTCAGGAGCAGCGCGACGCGATGAACGATGCGGCAGCGAAGGCAGCACTCGCGGCGACGACGGTGGACATCGCATGGATTAGCGAATACGGGTTGGATCAGAAGCTTTCCAACTCGATTCGATGCTTCTAGCACGTCTCGCGCGGTAGCTGGCAGGTCCAGGGTCAAATCTGGCGCGCGATTGTAGGCCCACTATTCACAAGGGGTTGCGATGCGAGTCCGCGTGCGCGAGTCTGGCAAGACGCGTTGGCTGTATCTCGATGGCAAGGGAGGCGAAACGCGACTCCTAGTGCGGGCCGCGCATTATGCACCGACGCTCGCGAGTGAGATTGCGGCCAACATCGTCGCAGACAATGCCGGAACGTGGGAAGCCGAATCGGTTGAGTAAAAACGCAGGTCCCTGTAGTTCCCTTCAGTCTCTTACCCTGAGAGTATCCGCCAATGTCAAGCAAATACAACGGTTGGACCAATTACGAAACGTGGAACGCCAAGCTCTGGATGGACAACGACGAGGGTTCACAGGGCTACTGGGCCGAGCGCGCGCAGCAACTCTACAACGATGCTGAGGCGGATCATCCGTTCACGCGGGACGAGCGCGCGACACTGGACCTGTCCGACGAGTTGAAGCATGAGCATGAGGCGAACATGCCCGAACTTGAGCCTTCCTTCTACTCCGACATACTCAACGCGGCGCTGTCTGAGGTGAGCTGGTATGAAATCGCCGAGTCGCTGATCGGGGACGTCGACAAAGAGGCCGAGGTTATGGCCGATGCTGAGGATGGCGAGTAGTTCTTGCCCTTCACTAGCGGGCTATATACTTTGGTCTCCATGACTGAACTCTGGCGAAAACGCTGGCTCAAGCGAGACGCGACAGCTCGGCACCGAATCACCTGGACTGAGCTTGTCGCGTGGGCTGAATCGGCCGGCGTCCATCGCACCCATGCCCAAAAAGTCTTTCGGGGCGAACGGGCGTCGGCAAAGCTCGAGGCCGCCTTCAAAGAGCATTTTGGTTTCCCGATGCGCGGCGCGGCATACGAATACCAGGACGGGAGTCGATACGGGAAGGCTGCCCCATGATCCGTCTCCGAATAGCGTTGTCGGCAGCTGCACTTATCATGTGGACCCTTGTCCTCCTGCGCGGATTGCGGCACCGTGACGCGCGAACTGTTGCGTTAGATGCTGCAAACAATCCTTGACTTTCAGTAGCGGGCTATTAAGTTAGCCTCTGTCCCTTCACCGAGTCATTCCGCCAATGCCTAGCCAGAAGTTGCTCGACGCACTCAACTACCAATACCGGGTCAACGCGCTGGTTATCGCGCACCCGTCGCACGATCCGCACGGCCCCGCGCTCATGCCCGACGAGCTGAAGGCGATGCAGGGGGCGTACGACGACGGGATGCCCGCCGAGACCTTCGCCGCCCTGATGCTTCAAATGCGCGAACTCGCGCCGCAAGGCGTCCCGGTCGGGCCTGGAACCTTCCCCGGATTGACCATTCGCGAGATCGAAGGTCACCGCACGTTGCCCGAAAGCGACGGTGAGACAAGCGAGCGACGCGCGATGCGTGAGGCCGGTCGCCTTCACCTTCTCCAAGACGACCGCTGATGCCGCGCGAATACGAGCGGACCATCGACGGACGCGCGCTCACGCTCACCATCGACACCTCGGACTATCCCGAGTTCATCATCGAAGGCGCAACCGATGAGAACGGCGACGAGATCGAACTGACGAAGGCGCAAGAGTTTGATCTGTACATGCAACTCGGCGCGGACATCGCCAGCGACATGTGTTCGGACGCGACGGACTACATGGAGGACCGCTAGCCATGCACCCCAATAGACTCCCCTACGGCGTTCAAGAGGCCGAGGCAAAACGAGCAATGGCGAACACTTGCGCCGTCCGCGACTTTGGTCCCGATACCATGCTCTGGGTCGTCGCTGGCACCGTCAAACGCTTACGCGACAAGGGCTATACCGTGACCGGCGAGTTTACCGACGATGGCGGCTATCGCATGTCGGTAACTGGAGCCCCGAAATGAGCGGCGAGAATCGTTGGCGAGACATTGCCGCACCGCTCCCGGCCAGCGCGATTCAGTGGCGGCAGGACGGTAAGGCCACGGCGCGCGGCGGGAAGTTCTTTGCTCGCTTTGTGGCCTACATCGACGCGCAATTCGTGCGCGAACGTCTCGATTCAGTCGTCCCCGGCGAGTGGTCGTTGGCTCTTGACGTTCTCCCGACGATCGACGCGAGCCCGCCTGAGGAGGAGCCGTTCGCATTCAAAGCGCGCCTAACCGTCTGCGGCGTGACGCGCGAAGATGTCGGGATGGGCCGCGACTACAAAACAGCCAGTTCGGACGCCTTCAAGCGCGCCGCAGTTCGTTTCGGCATCGCGCACGAGCTGTACGCCTACGACCAGAACTGGGTCGAAGTGGACGGCGATGGCAAATACGCTAAGGCAATCGAGGACCCGGCGTCGGCCTATGCCAAGCGGCAGTCCCGTACTTCTCAGAGCCAGCCAGAGGCCAAAGCGGCCCCCTCTGGTAGTTCTGGCAAGTCTGCCGGATTCGTCAAGGTCATGCCCTTTGGCAAGTTCAAGGGGACCTCGATGGGCGAACTCGCTTCGGCGGAACTCGAGCGCACCAAGAAATGGTGTACCGAAACCGACGCGGCGAAGTTCAAGGATCTCATCGCAACCTGTAACTCGATCCTCACCGACCGCTCGCTGGACATTCCCGTCACGGATGACGAACGGGACGCCATAGCGACCGCGCGACTCGCGAAAGATCCCGACGACGGCTTCGCGTTCTGATGCTTCCGACCTCATGCCCGAAACCCGCCAAGCGGGAGAAGCAAGCCCGCAAGCCCGTCAAGCGCCGGAATCAGAAGCGGTACTCGGCGAACTGGGCGCGCGCGTACGGCTCGCCAGAAAGGGTTGAGTGGGTCAACGCACAACCTTGCGTCGGCTGTTTCGGTGGCGAGCCACGCGAGAACCACCACATCAAAACGGGTGGCAAGGGACGGAAGGCCGACGCGCGATTTATCGTCACACTCTGTGCGGCGTGCCATGACGACCTGCACCAGCATGGTCGGCAACGGTTTGAGGAACGGTACGCGATTGATCTTGAAGTCGAAGCGGCAGCTACCGAAGCGAGATGGCTGGCATTTCAGTGTTACGACGCGGGAGGGGAGCGGTGAGCGCACACGAAGATTTGGCCGGCGCGTTTGGCGACGAACTCGCGCGCTTAGTCGATGAGGGAAAGCTGACGCACGCCGAAGTCATGGCTTGGTTCGCGGGTGACAAGGCCGCTGATGACAAGCTGATGCGCGTCCTGACCGACGAGTGGAAGCAAACGCAAAAGCCCGTATCCCCTGAGAGAGAGCCGAGCAATGGGTGACCCAAAAAGCGCTTTTCAGGTCGGCGATTCTGCTGAGTTCCGCGCCGAATCGCGATTCAACAATAAGACCCGTGACGGGCAAATCGTCACCATCGAGTCGCGTCGCGCGGCGTCGGTATTCGACTTCAACGTCTGCTTTCCTGATGGAACGCGCATGCCAGCGAAAGCGCACGAGCTGTTTCCGCTCGCCGCCGATCCCGCCCATGTCCGCTAGCGATCCCTCGGAGACACGAAAATGAGCACAGTAACGACAGGCAGTTCAGGCGCGACCGCGACGATCGCCGATGTGAAATTCTCTGCGCCCTTACCAAATCCGGTTGGCACGCGCGACTTG